AGAAGGGGCAAACACTACAACAAGATTGGTAAAACCAGAAGTTGGAACCACACCGACGAGAGTGACTGACCCGCCGAAACTCCCACAGTTATTTCAATTTGCCGTAAATGGTATAACAACACCCATAAAGTCTAGCGCTTTTGGAAGCGTTAAATTTATCCCGACAGTAGAGTCAGAGGAAGCAACAAACGCAGTAGAAGATCTGCTGATAAGCGGAACACCGGCTGAAGGTAATGTAAGCACGATCGCAAATGGCTCTTTGATGCTTGTAAAAGTAGAGAATAATGAGGTTCATCCAGCATATCATTCTACTGAAGCATCTGAGGTATTTTTAAACTACATACCAACAATAGAAAGATCAAGGTGTACACCTGAGCTTACAGTAAACGTGTTTACAAGAGGCGTGTTCGATGGAATAACAACAACAGCCAGTAGTGCAACTCCCAGCGCTAATGGGGCCTCCGTCTTTAGCACATTCAACCCTCAGGAAAATAAGCAATCAACTCTCACGACGGCGCCAAACCTTATAGCTCTACGTTTTTTAAACGATTATAACACAGTAGGAGCAACTCAGAAAGATTCAGACGAAAATTCACTGCCTTCGATGCCATATAAATCAGCAGACGGGTTAATGACGATGGCGTCAACTACTATGCATGAAAGCACATCAACGCCTCAATTGGACAGCGAAGGTGAACCCGCAAGATATCAACCACCAGAGGGATCAGCTGAAGGAACTGAGGGAGGGCTTAAGGACAATATAGTAAAACCTGGTTATACTATGCAAAAAAATGGTATGGAAATGTTCACAATGCCTCAATCGTTAATTTCTAAGAAAAAAGGAGTGAACATAGATCCATTTAGACCCTTTATGTCAATAAAGAGTGTAACTATAAATACACAATCAGCAGGCCAAGGTCTGATTGCATGGAATACAGCAGAGCTTGTATTAGAAGTATACGATAGACACAGATTAAATGATATAGCCTTTTTACTAGACCCAGGCAAGTATGGGTTTACAAAGTTCGAAATTTCAGCAGGATGGAGACATCAAGATCCGACTTCTCCTTATGGAAAATATTTAAATAGACTCAAGACAAAAGAAGTATATGCCCTAAAATCGAGCTCTTACAGCTTCAACGATGCAGGAGTCGTAACTGTGAACCTCAGCCTTGCAATGTCGGGTCAAAGAGAGATGTCAAACACTTCAATGTTTTCTTCTTCACCAGGTGGTGCCGGAATACGAGAGCTTCATGAATCGTTGATACAAGATTTGCAGACTGTTCGTGCAGGGACAACGGCTATAAACTCACGAAGGACTACGGGTAATCTTTTACCTACAAGTATAGTAACGCAAGCGGACTCAGATAGTGCTATGATTCTTGACAATAATGCACTTCAAAGAGTAAAAAATGCAAGAGGGCAAGGAGGCATGTCAGAAGAAGAGCAAGCGGAGTTCAACACCGCTTTAAGCAGTCTCACTTCTAGCAGATTCACAGAATACTATACAATGCTTGATACATATGTTGGAAATTTTCTAGAGCAGTGTGGATTATCTGGGCAGAAAATAAATCTGGATTTTACAAGAGCAGGAGATGAGTACACGTACAGGTGGACAGTAGACGATACGTGGAAATACAAAGGCCCTGAAAACGATGATTTTGTTCCTATGACAGGAGGAATCGAAGACATCGAAGCTGAATTTAGAAGTCGAATCGACGAGCAAAGATCTACGATCGCATCAGGAAATGATATAACGTTTGACAAGCTTTTTATAAATGCAATAGTAAAAAGATTATTGTTAGGAGATACACCACCTGCTGACGAAATTCATGTGTTCATATACCAGTTTAACAGAAAATGCCCTGGTCTAGCTGACCAATATATTGGCAACTTTCGAATAAACAATAATACTGTGCGTGAAAAATTAAAAAAATCAATAAGAGAGACACAAAATTTAACAGTCGCTACCTTTACTAGTGTTATACGTTCTGAGATGAAAGATAAGTTTAATACACAGTTCAGTATAGTAACTACAACACAATTAACTGAAATAGAAGGTTATAGAACACAAATTGATCAAGAAAGAGACACACTACGACAAAAAACGGCAACTAGAGAAGACAAGACTACAAGACAGTCACAAGCTACAAGTGAAACAACGAGAGCATCACTTCAGACTGAAATCGATGCCCTAGATACCGAGATCGCCGCATTAGAAAGCAAAATTGCAGATCTTCAAGATAAAATTGATGACTTGGTTGAAGCCGGAGAAACGGAACAACAAAGAACATTAAGTACAAGTAAAGTTGAAATGCCAGATTTAAAAATATTGGTACAATCAAAAAGATCTCAAGATGGAAAAAATATTTTGAGAATGCATGTATACGACGGAAAATCAAAACCAAATGAATTACAAACATTTTTGTCAAATCTAAACAATGGATTTTCTATCGATGCTAGAGATTTAAATCTAAGCAGAGGAGACACAGAAGAAGAAGTCATCACCAACAGAGATGCTCGTACTGCGTTAATAGAAAAACTTAAAGCAAAAGGCATTTTAATTAGTCGTGACACTATAGACGAATACGGAGTTCCATCTCAAAAATATGTTGTAAATACACAATCACATAAGCTAAAACATACAATAAAGGATTCGATGCCGTCTATAACTTATGGCTTAGACGGAACGGCTATAAATAAAATATCTATGAATATGCTTTCTGATGACAACATACAGGCTCACTTTTTATTGCAGACACAAAATGAAAACACTCCAAACACTAATAATTCACAAACACCGGGAAGTCAGGAAGATGCACAAAAAATAATGCCAGCTAATCTCTCTATAGACCTAATGGGCTGCCCGTTATTAAGGTATGGACAAGAATATTTTGTTGATTTTGACACAAACACAGACTTAGACAACGTGTACGCAATGACAAAAATAACTCATAAAATATCACCGGGAGTCTTCAAAACAACTGCACAACTAAAGCCAACGTTCAAGGGAAGCGTTTCATTCACAGGGTTAATAAGCGATGTACGTTTTTTAAACAGTCCTACGGGCGAAGAGACACCCGCCGCTACAGCAACAACACCAACAACAGCAGCCGCTGAATAATGAACAATTTAAAACTCTTCGTTATAATAAAACGTGGAATTTGTAATATCAAAAAATATTCTTGGAACCAAAAAAGACTTCATTATACAAGATGATACATTTACTGTAACTTCTGAGTACACTGATGAATGGGCTGTCGACGGCTGCAGTACATTAAAGAGTTTAGATGTGGTTTCCATCATAAACAAACGCAGTGCCCCTGTGATTACAAGCGAGATACACGCAAATGCATACTCCCAATTAGGCGTAAACAAAATCAACTGGGTTCATGCCTTAGGTTTAAATCATTTCAAAAGATTCGTAGATACGGCTCGTGAGTATGCAGAAAAGGAGCAAAGTTTTATAAAAGAAAACAACTACTATTCTGATGAATTCTTAACAGGTCGGTCAGTTCTCTTTGATCTAGAGGATTATTCAATAGACACGCTTGCACTAAGAAATCATATAAAAAACACAGATGTCAGAAATCTAAAACTTCTCAACGAGTTCAGAAGACAAGAAAAAATAAAATATACACAAACTGCAAGTGTAACAGGAAGACTATCTGTAAAATCAGGACCAAACATTCTTCATCTAAAGAGAGAGCACAGAGATATACTTAAATCAAAGCACGGATCAGACGGAGCAATAATACAGCTGGACTTTAAGTCACTAGAACCAAGAATCTTAGCACTCGTAAAACAGGACAATGTACCTGACGATCTTTACACTGATATATCTGATATGTGTAATAACAGCATAGATCGTGAGCTAGCAAAGAAAGCAACTCTTGCAATCATATACGGAATGTCAAGAGGTAACTTAAACAATCTCATCAGGGTGAACAATTCAGACGAGATATTCAACCACATATCAGACTACTTTGGGATCAGAAATCTACATGATGCACTTGTGAACTCTATTGATGACAACGGCGTCATTCAAAATTTATACGGGCGTAACATCTATACGAGTGCCAACAATGATCATCTTTTTGTAAACTACTTCACGCAGTCAACAGGAGTAGATGTCTCACTGTTAGGATTCAGACAAATAATCGACAACATAAAAAAAGAAGAACTAACAATAAGCCCGCTTTTCGTATTACACGATGCACTAATTCTTGATGTACATAAAAATAGTATAAAACAGTTGAAAAATATAACAAAAGATGGTATAATAATACCAGGGTTTAAACAAAACAGATTTCCGCTCGATTTGAGCTTATTTTACAAAAGGACAAAAAATGACACAGCACCTACATGATATCGACACTCTTACAAGCAATTATGCACTCTTTTTAAAGATGTGCTCTAAGTTAGGAGATCGATCTGAATCAGTAACAACAATGGTAGAACATATGGGTGAGAGGCTTCTAATGGCCCCAGCTTCTACGAAATTATCTTTTCATTGTGCACACCCAGGCGGGCTCGTCGAACACTCACTGAATGTTCTGCGCAACTTAAAAAAATTAATACAAGTTTACGATGTAACAGTACCTGCTGAATCGATGATTATATCGGCTCTATTTCATGACTGGGGAAAGGTCGGCGATCTAGAAGAAGCATATTACTTAGAGCAGGACAGCGATTGGCATCGTGAAAAGCTCGGTCAAATGTACAAAGTAAATGAAGACATGCAGTCAATGCCAAACGCCGAACGTGGACTTTGGATGCTCCAACACTTTGGAGTACAGCTAACATTAGACGAGTGGATCGCTATACGCACAAATGACGGCCCTGGAGTAGACGAGAACAAGCCTTATTTCGGAAGAGAGCCAACACTAGCACTTTTATTACAGCACGCTGATCAAATGGCAACAAAACAAGAAAAAGAGCGCTACTCGTAATATTTATATGTATGAAGAAGAAATTAAATGAAAGAGGACTCCCGTCTGTAGGAGGAGTACCTCATACAGACACATCGGGTCAGCTTGGACAAGCACGCAGACCCTGGAGTCTAACAGGCGCCTCGGGCGGACATTCACAATCAGCAGATAGCAATTTTTCATCTAGGCTTAGTCGTGTCAATAAAGGGCGCGATGACGACAAGTATGCATATCGCGATATGTTTCCAGAGAACGAAGAAGAAGAAACAGAAGAAGATACGTATGATAAATCAATACGAGCGAAGATTTCAATTGATCTTAGAGGTAGAAAACCAATGCCAGAAAGAAAACTAACAGATGACATAGACACGTTAATTGAAAACAACGAAGAGTTTCAAGCTATGCTTGAAGATGACCGACGTGGTATGTGGGGAAATGCTTTGAAGTCTTTAAAGACAGGAGCCCTCGCAATAGGAAGAGATTTATTAGTGTCATTTATGGCCGCAATACCAATAGCTGGATTAACAGCTTCAGTTTCAAGTATGGTATTGGCTGTTAGAAATATGTCAAAAAAAGGTGAAGAATCAGTTCATTGGATAACAAGATATAATACAGATAGACTTTCTATAACGGGACCTGAGATAGATGAGATGAACGACGCAGTCGACAACATCGTAAACGAGATAGTTCATTTTACTACTGCGGGAATAACACTTTTACCAGACGGAGAGACGCCTGTAGGAGAAGTAGCAGGATTCTTCGGCTCAGTAGTAAAACGTATACACGGTTTTTCATCTGTTTTTACTAAAGGAAGTTTAGTCGGTAGAGGGATTAGAAGAAAGATATTAATAGAGGCACTAGAGCTTATAGGCGATGATAAGTTTGATACATTTAATTCTGCTCTACCTGACGGAGGAATTAATATTGACAGTGCTGTTACATCAATAAACATTGCGGAATCACTATTAGACATTGTAGAAAATTTTGAAATAGTTTATTCAAGAGCAAATTCAGAGCTTAATCAAGATTATAATATGTTAAGTCGTGAACAAAAAGAGCAATTGTGGATAACACTAGAGTCAGGAGAGGCTGTAAATCAACAATTTGATAGCGAAGTATCTCATGAACAGTCAGACATACCTGTCTCAGAGTCTAAAATACGCGCTTTAGTTGTTCAGATTCTCAACGAAGAATCAAATCCTCATGACTGTGATGAAGACCATCCTGGGAAGACTTGTGCCGAATGGGAAGAAGACAAACCAGATTTTGAAGAACACTCAATAGGTGGTTACACGGGTCCCATGGCTTCTCCAGCTAACCCAAAGAAATTTTATAAAGGAATGCTTGATGCATATCCTGGATCACATTATGTCGACGACATGCCAAAGTCGAAGGCATAAAAATAGTTGAAAAACTATTGAACAACACAAAATATCACGTTATTATAATAAGGTGATTTGGCACAAACTAAACAATTAAACAATTAAAAAATCACATTTTTAAAAACTAAATATTACATAAGGAGTAATAAAAAATGGCTATTGACTTAGACGCTATTAGAGCAAAACTTAATCAACTATCTGGTAAGAACAGACGAAGCAACGTAATGTGGCGCCCAACCGAGGGTGAAACAGCAACAATTAGGCTTCTTTCGTTTCCAGACAACGATGGACAACCGTGGAAGGACATGTACTTCTACTACAACATCGGAAACAACCCAGGACTATTGGCACCATACCAATATGATCAACCTGATCCCGTTCAAGAGCTTATTACTAAGCTACGTGACGACAGCAGCAAGGAGTCTTATGAATTGGCTAAGAAGCTATATCCTAAGATGAGAACATTCGCTCCTGTTGTTGTTCGAGGAGAAGAAGACAAGGGTGTCCGCCTTTGGTCTTTCGGCAAGATGGTATACCAAGATCTTCTCAATCTTATGCTTGATGAAGACTATGGTGACATTACAGACCCAGAAAATGGTCGTGACATCCGTGTTGTTTGCGAAAAGCCACCAGGACGTCAGTTTGCAACAACGTCTGTTACACCGCGCGGTTCAGTAACTGCTCTTACAACAGACACTGACCAGCTTACCAGCTGGACAGAAAACATTCCATCTCCAACTGATCTTTATGAGTTAAAAACTTATGATGCTCTTGAGAAGATAGTAAATGACTGGCTGAATGGTGACGACACTGAGAGCACTGGTACCGAAAGAGGTAGAACTACGACTACAACATCTGATACATCTACTACAGAGACAACTACTGCTGCAACTACAACAACTAAGTCACTAGACGATGCATTCGCGGATCTAGAAGATCTATAGAATCTAGTTGTATATAATCTAATGGACGGTAACTTGAGAATAGTTACCGTCCATTTTAGTATTCTATGAACAAGATCAAAAAATAAGGTAGTATAAAAATACTCATAGAGGAATAATATGGCTAGAAAGAAGAAAGTAAAAGAGACTGAAACCAAAGTAGATTTAGACGATTTCGCAAGTGATCTAATTAAATCATTGAATAAAGAGCAAGGCAGTAGAGTAGCTTATAATTTAAGCGCCGATGACTCACCTACACATGTAAAACGCTGGATTTCAACAGGATCAAGGCTTCTTGATTACATTTGCTCTAACAGGCGAAACGGCGGTCTCCCAGAGGGAAGAATAATAGAGATGTTCGGTCCTCCTTCAATTGGTAAAAGTCATATCGCAACTCAGATTGCAGCATCAACTCAAAGAATGGGTGGAATAGTTGTTTATATCGACACAGAGAATGCTACAAGTCCTGAAAACCTTGCCAATCTAGGCGTTGATGTTTCATCAAGATTCGTTTATGTTGACGAACACTGTACAGAAAACGTCTTTGCAATTGCAGAGTCAACTATTCTTAAAGCAAAGGCCATGAATAAAGATGTTCCAATTACTATTATTTGGGACAGTGTAGCTGCTACATCACCAAAAGCAGAGCTTGACGGTGATTATGATCAAAACAGTATTGCCCTAAACGCTAGAACTATCTCAAAAGGCATGCGTAAGATCACAGGAATCATAGGTCAGACAAATACATTGATGGTCTGTCTAAATCAGATCAGGGTAAACGTAGGCGTTATGTACGGAGACAATACAACTACGCCAGGGGGAAAAGCTATACCTTTCCACGCATCAACACGCATTAAGCTCGGAGCCGGACAACAGATAAAGAATGGAGAAGATGTAATTGGTATCAACGTTTCGGCAAAAACAATAAAAAACAAGGTAGCAGCACCTTTCAGAACAGTAAAATTCCAGATTCATTTCGGCAAAGGAATAGTTGAACACGAAGAAATGTTTGACATTCTCAGAAAGCATGGTGAAGAAGTAATAAACGGAAATGTAATCTCACTATCAGGTACTGGAGCTTGGAAAGTATTAAATGTTACAAACGAAAAAACGGGCGAAGTAGTAATTGAAAAGAAATTCTATAAAGCAGATTTTGATAAAATTATAGCAGATCCACAGTATACTGAGTATATTGATGACTTACTAGAAAAGACAATGGTAAAAGTAATGGGAAACTCAGACAATATGGATATAGATGCTGAGTCATACGAGGAGATGAAAGCTGTCGCACTAGAAATAGAAGATACATCTGACGGATATGATGAACTTATATGAAAAAGAAAAATCAGCCAATATTAATAATTGATTTTCTTAATATATTCACACGTCATTTTACGATAAATCCAACCCTTAATAAAGACGGCATTCCTGTCGGCGGAGTTGTTGGGTTTTTAAATAATTTCAAATATATTCTGGAAGAAATTTATCCAAAAAAGGTTGTAATCGTATTCGAATCAGGAGGCTCTCCGAGAAGAAGATCGCTATTCAAAGATTATAAGTCCAATAGAAAGCCAATAAAATTAAATAGAACGTACGACGAGAATGCAACAAGCACCGATGAAGTAGAAAACAGAATGTATCAGATCAATTTATTGATGGAGATGTTAAGAAGACTTCCAGTGACTCAAATGTACGTTAAAGACTGTGAAGCAGATGATGTAATAGGTTATCTAACGAAATATAAGTTCCCGGAAGATGATTGCGTAATACTGTCTTCAGATAAAGACTTTTATCAACTTCTAGATGAAAAGACAACAATTTATTCACCTACTTCAAAAAAGTTTATAAAAAGCGAAGATGTATTTGAAAGATTCGGAATACACCCTATCAACTTCTGTCTAGCTCGAACACTCCAGGGCGACCCTGCAGACAATATTGATGGCGTTAAAGGAGCTGGATTCAAAACAATAGTGAAAAGGTTTCCAAAGTTTTCACATGACAGCGAAATAGATATTGATATGGTCTTAGCAGTTAGCAAACAGCAATCTGAAATAAGCAAACTAAAAATATACAAAGAAATAAACGAAAATCACGTAAAGATTCGTCGTAACTGGAAGCTAATGTATCTTGATACGCAAAATTTATCTGCAGATCAAATTAAAAAAATAAACTATGCTATTGATACATTTGAACCAAAAAAAGATAAAATAGGAATGTTCAGGTTATTAGTCAAACAAGGTCTTAACAGATTCGATATCGAAAGACTTTTCTTTGTTATTGACTTCACACTAAAGAATTAAATTATTCACAATGGAAAAGGAAGATAAATTGTCACAGGCAACAGCTCAAGTATATCAGTTCGACGAGTCCGCAACACAGCACTTCAGACAATACGGAAAATCGTTTCAAGAGAAGATATTTCAGTGTCTTCTTCATGATAATCCTTGGGCATCCCAGATGTCAGAAGTCATGGAGCCTGATTATTTTGAGCTTCGCTATCTAGCGTATTTAACTGACAGATATTTCGCATACTTTCAAAAATACAAGACATGGCCAACATTACAGCTCTTGATAACAATAATCAAAGATGATCTTTCATCTGGAACGGATGTTCTATTACGTGATCAGATTATTGAGTATCTTGTAAGAGTAAAAAGTAACCCTAATGTAGGAGATCTTCAGTTTGTAAAAGACAAGACACTGGATTTCTGCCGTCGACAAGCATTTAAAGAGGCACTAGAAGAGGCAGTGACAATGGTTTCTGACGATAACTTCGATAGTGTTGTAGGACTTATGAAAAATGCAGTATCAGTCGGCATCCCAGTTTCAACTGGTCACGATTTTTTCGAAGACATAGAGGCAAGATTCGTTAAGATAGACAGACAAGTGTGTCCAACAGGTATTAAACAAATAGATGCTAAAGATATTTTAAATGGTGGGTTAGGAAGAGGAGAGCTCGCATGTATTGTTGCAAATACAGGCGTCGGAAAAAGTCACTTTTTAGTCGAGATGGGCGCGGCTGCATTGAAACTAGGAAAAAATGTAATACATTACACGTTTGAACTTACAGAGACCGCTGTTGGTCTGAGATATGATTCTAATTTGTGTGGAATTCCGAGCAATGAAGTACAAGACAACAAAGAAATAGTAATGAAGCGTTATTCAGATAAAGATTTGGGGAGACTAATAATAAAAGAATACCCAACAGGTTCTTGTACGATAAATATGATGAGAAATCATATTGAAAAGCTATCTCTAAAAGACTTCAAACCAAGTTTAATTGTTGTAGATTATGCAGATATTATGAAAAGCTCTAAAGCGTATGACTCGTTGAGGCATGAACTAAAACTAGTCTACGAAGAATTAAGAAACCTTGCTATGGAACTGAATGTTCCAGTTTGGACGGCATCACAAAGCAACAAAGACGGATCAAATTCAAATGTAGTCGGGCTAGAAAATATGGGTGAAGCATATGCAAAAGCACAGATCTGTGACGTCGTTCTTACTATCTCACGCAAACCAGAAGAAAAAGAGAGCGGGCAGGCAAGATTATTTGTTGCCAAAAATAGAGCCGGTAGAGACGGTATGCTATTTCCAATCAATATAGACACAGCTTGTTCAAAATTTAAGGTACTAACTGATACTTCTATGACATTTGACGAAGTCAATAAAAACGACAATCAGAAGATGAAAGACCTCCTGAAACAAAAATGGCATGAAGTTAGCGGAAGCAAACAATAAAATCATTAATCAAATACAAAAAACAAGATAATATAAAATAACACTATACAAAGGTAGCACATGAAAAAAGCCATCACAATAGAAAGTGCAATTGAAAAATCAAAACAATATTTCAAAGGCGACGAATTAGCCGCATCAGTTTTTCCTACAAAATACGCTCTTACAGACAAAGAAGGAAACCTCCACGAGGAAACGCCTGATGATATGCACCGAAGAATGGCTAAGGAATTTGCAAGAATTGAGGCAAATTATAAAAACCCGTTAACAGAAACAGAAATTTATAATCTATTCTCATCATGGGAGGTAGTACCACAAGGCTCACCGATGTCAGGAGTTGGAAACCCATTTCAGGTTCAATCACTTTCTAATTGTTTTGTAATTGATAGTCCAGAAGATAGCTACGCTGGTATTCTACATACCGATCAACAACAGGTTCAAATCATGAAACGCCGAGGAGGCGTAGGATTTGATATCTCTAATATTCGCCCAAAAGGTCTTGCTACATCAAATGCAGCTCGCACAACTGATGGCCTTGGTATCTTTATGGAACGCTTCTCTAATTCTACAAGAGAGGTTGCCCAAGGCGGCCGCCGCGGTGCATTAATGATCTCAATTGATATTCGCCATCCAGAAATTGAAACATTCATTAATATCAAGCGCGATCTTACAAAAGTAACAGGCGCAAACATTTCCATCAGATTAAACGATGAGTTTATGAATGCCGTAAAGAATGATGAAGAATTTCATTTACAATGGCCCGTGGAATCTGATAATCCTACAGTAACAAAGGTAGTAAGAGCTACAGAAATATGGGATCAAATAATAGATTCAGCTCATCAAATGGCAGAGCCTGGAATATTCTTTTGGGATAATGTACTCGATAATTCTATTCCAGATTGCTATGCTGATCTTGGATTTAAAACAGTAAGTAGTAATCCTTGCGGTGAAATTGTACTCTCACCAAAAGACAGTTGTCGACTTATGGTTGTCAACCTTGCAAAGTTTATTCAAAAACCTTTTACCCAACAAGCTCGCTTTAATTGGCAAAAATTCTCAGATATAGTGCAAAAAGCCCAAAGATTAATGGACGATCTTATTGATCTAGAAGTTGAACAGGTAGATAAAATAATAAACAAAATACAAAGTGATCCAGAATCACAAAGTGTTAAAAGAATCGAGCTTGTTTTGTGGGAGGGAATTAAAGAGCAAGCGCTAAAAGGTAGAAGGACTGGCCTGGGTGTAACAGCAGTCGGCGATGCACTTGCAATGCTTAATCAGCAATATGGGTCAGATAAATCAATAAAAACAATTGAAAAAATCTACAAACATCTTGGAATTAACTCACATATTTCATCATGTATAATGGCTGCTGAGAGAGGTCCCTTCCCTGTATTTTCACATGTAAGGGAGGCTGGTAACCAACACCTTGAAAAAATAATATCAGCAAGTGACGAATTGGCACACCTATATTCAAAGCATGGTCGTAGAAATATTGCACTTACAACAACAGCACCAGCCGGATCGGTTTCAACCCTTACTCAAACAACTTCAGGTATCGAGCCTGCATTTATGCTCAAATATACTCGCCGCCGCAAAATTACTCACAATGAAAATGTTGAAGCAAATTTTATAGATGCCATGGGCGATAAATGGGTAGAGTATGATGTATATCACCATGGTCTTAAGAAATGGATGGAAGTAACAGGAAACAACAATATAGAAGAATCTCCATATTGGGGATCAACTGCAAATGATCTTGACTGGAAACAAAGAGTAAAAATACAAGCAGTTGCCCAGAAATGGATCGATCATAGTATTTCATCGACCTGTAATTTACCAGAAGATGCAACACCGGAAGACGTTAGAGAAATATATGAGGCCGCATGGAAATCAGGATGTAAAGGGTTTACTGTGTATAGGGAAGGCTCAAGATCAGGTGTATTGATTAATAAGTCAAAACAAAAAGAAAAACACCAATTTCAGACACATAGTGCACCAAAGCGCCCAGATATTCTTGAATGCGATATTCAACATGCATCAATCCAGGGTGAACAGTGGACAATATTGGTTGGTCTATTTGATGATAAGCCATATGAACTTCTTGGCGGCCTATCGGAATTTGTGACAATACCCTCAAAATATAAAAAAGGTAAAATTGTAAAACACCCTCGTAAAACAATGAATAGTATTTATGATCTTCATTTTGGCGAAAATGGTAATGAGGTAATAATCAAAAATATTGTAAGGGTGTTCAACAATCCAAACTACGCATCGTTTACCCGAGTCATCTCGCTTGGCCTTCGTCATGGAACACCTGTAAACTATATGGTTGAACAATTACAAAAGGACAGAGAGGCTGACATGTTTTCATTTTCAAAGGTCATTGCTCGAGCCCTTAAAAAATATATACAAAATGGAACAAAATCATCTGATAAAAAGTGTGGTAACTGCAGCGCTGTCGATACACTAATGTTTCAAGAAGGGTGTGTTACATGTAGCGCGTGTGCTGCATCTAAATGTTCATAAAATATTTGAAAAGATACTTAAATAACAAGAGGTTTATTAGTAAATGAAGTGGACGACAACAATATCGCCTTTAATCAAAGAGATAGAATTACGAAAATCTCCAATTATAATTCGGGTGAATAGTTTTGATGAAAAATCAGCAAAAGAATTTCAAGAACAAGTCGCTCTAGCTCATAATACAGGTCAAAAAGTAATTCCTGTCGTAATTGATTCATATGGTGGCCAGGTGTATTCTTTAATGACAATGATTTCAGCCATAAAACATTCAGAATTACCAGTCGCAACAATAGTAGAAGGTAAAGCAATGTCTTGTGGCGCCGTCTTACTTACGTTTGGCGAAGAAGGAATGAGATTTGCAGATCCTGATGCGACCATAATGATCCATGACGTTAGTTCTGGTGGATATGGTAAAATTGAAGAGCTTAAGGCTGATGTTAAAGAAGCAGATCGTTTAGACGAGAAAATATATGTTATGATGGCAAGAAACTGTGGTAAAAAAGACGATTATTTCAAAAAGAAAGTTTTTACAAAAAAGCATGCTGATTGGTTTATGGACTCAAAAGAGGCTAAGAAACATAACATAGTTAATCATCTTCGAGTACCAAAAATTGGTATAAGTGTATCCGTAGATATAGATTTTGAGTAATTTAAGTGCTTAATTTTTTTTGCTTATCGAATAAAATAGAAGATAATATTTATGCTGCAGCAATTACTTCTGCAATTGCTAAAAAAGGTTTTAAGTGTACTCTTTTTGTTCGTGAAATTCCATATTTTGCTGAAAGATATGACAATATTAAAATAACGGCAGATTTACCAAAGGCTTTGTTACGAACTCGAAGATCAATTCATGATGATGTAGTTTATGATCGATATGATGAAAATAAACAATACATAAATGTGTGGTTAAATCAACTTCATGGTTCATTTATTTACGAGTCTATTAATAAAACTTTGTTATCTATTACAAAACATATAATAAGTACGTTAGGTATTAGGAAACGAATAACGATAGGTAATATACTATCTTCATCTTCGTCAAAATATATTGACGTTAAAACAAAACATCAAGCAACAGGCTTAATAAAGGTTTGTATACCACCCCAGACAATTACTAAACTTGAAAACGAGATTTCTATTTCGCTATCACAAATTTTTAGTGGATGCTCTAGAACCACATTTTATATTTTTGACGATAATCAAAAGTACAGATCGGGTAATTGTAAATCATTTACAGAAATAAACACCCTTATTAGTGCTATGATAGAGTCCGATGTTATAATACTTTCTTCACCAGCATTTATTTTGCCATATACTAATATTATTAAGAAGCAAAAATTATTGTTTTTATCAAATATAGATAAGAATAGTAAAATAAAAAACAAGACTGTTTTTTTGCCCAATCCAACATCAAACGATGTTATTAGATATTTGAGAACGCTATACTAAATTTTACTCTTGTTATATTTAAAAACAAGGGTTAATATATGTTATATGCTATTTTATTTGCTGCGTTCCTCACCGGCTGTTGTCCATCTGCTGTAAAAAATGTTGACACAAACACAAGTGATAATTCTGGTTTAACACTAGAATTTGATAGCTGTTCTCAAAATATAGGTGATAATCCATGTGATTTCTCGCTTGTCAATCAGCACGGTACAACAATTAATTTGTATGATTTTTATGAAGAAATTATTATAGTTGATTTAAGCGTAATGTGGTGCGCGCCATGTCAACAAATGGCACAATCCGCGGACAGAATTGTTTTAGAGTATGGCGATGAGAATGTTGAATGGTTGACATTATTAATTGAAGATAATAGTGGTAATCCTCCAGATCAAGAAGATACAACATTATGGGCAACACAAAATAATATTACAGGTCATGTATTGGCAAGTGATAGAAGTATAATTGATAACACTCCCGAATTAATTACAGGTTATCCAGTTACCGGTTGGCCGACATTTGTTGTTATAGATGATGAAATGGTTTTACGGTATGGTGTAACAGGGTGGAGTGAGGAAGTGCTTAAGCAAATGCTTGATGTACTTGTGTTGGAGAAACAAAGTAGAGATGGATAAAGTATTTTATAATAAGGCATCCGCTGATTCTCTCGGCTGGACACCTCAGTGGTTTAATTCTAGCCATCATGATGATCTACTCGTTTCAGCAATTAAAAAATGGCAAAAGAAAAATGGATTAAAAGATGATGGTCTTTGTGGACCGACAACATATAGAAGAATATGGACTGAACGTGAGGCGGATATTGGAAATTTTATTAATAAGTGTCCACCAGAAAAAGAGCAGTCATTTATTATCTGTAATTCGAAGCCTATTGTTATTAATTGGCCAAGAGTTGTTTTGTGGGATGAGCCAAATGGTCTTAAGGCTAAGGCGAACACACATTATAACAATGCCGGGAAAGAACCTCGTGATGTAAGCATGTTTGTAAATCATTGGGACGTATGTTTAAGCTCCGAATCTTGTGCAAAAGTGTTAAACAATAAAGGAATATCGGTTCATTTTTGTATTGATAATGATGGAACAATATATCAGATGCTTGATACTCAACACGGTGCATGGCATGCCGGTGTATCCAAGGTAAATAAAAAATCAGTTGGTGTTGAAATTTCAAATGCCTATTATACCAAATATCAGGATTGGTATGTTAAAAATGGTTTTGGTGAAAGACCATTAATCGAAGATGCCAAAGTTAACGGTAGAACACTTAAGCCATTTTTAGGTTTTTATGATATTCAACTTCAAGCGTTAAAAGAATTATGGCGTGCATGTGCATTAGCTTATGATATTCCACTATCTACACTTGAATCATCATCAACTAATTTTAAAACTTCTACTACAACAGAGTCAAAAGCAAAAGATGGTTCATTTAGTGGATTTGTTAGTCATTATCACGTTAGTAAAAGGAAAATTGATTGTGCTGGTTTAGATATTGCAAAATTACTTAATGAATAAAAGCATAAAAATGTAATATTTAGAAGTGTTACGTTTATGTCGAGGTCTTTATGAGTGTACGCCTTCAGCGCCTTCGGGCACTTACGGATGAATTAGTCGTTCGTGATCAAAAAAAGCTTAAACAGCTTGATTTATATCATGCGTTTTTTGATAACATTCCTGTAAATACGCTTACGTGGTCTATTGATTCAGAGTGTAATGTTACCATAAAAAGTAAATCAACCTCAAGTGAATTAGGTGGTATTTTACCAAATGGAACAATTTATGATATGTATGCATGTGATAAAACAAACGAAACAAATGTTTATTATCATAAAAAAGCCCTTACCGGTAATAAGCAGACGTATTTAGTGCAAGAGTGTAATGCTACATTTCTTACAACACTTGTTCCTGTTGAAAGTCAAGTAGAAAATAATATTGTTCATGGTTGTTTGTGGGATGTTACAAATTTAGTAAAACTTATTGAATCATATAAATTAGTTGAGTCAAATGTACCAGAACACAATAAACAATTATTAGAACCGTTAAAGCAAGCTTTTAGGGAAAACAAACTTTTACAACTTGTAAAGGAAATGTTAAATGGGCGATAACGGTTCACAAAATGGTTGGAATGAATATTCGAGGCTTGTCCTTAAAGAGCTTGAAACCCTTTCTGCGTCAATCGATGATCTCCGAGAAGATCTTCAAGGTGTTAAGCAAGAAATTACGAAAATTCAAGTAAAAGAAGATAATATTAACCAAGTTAGAGAATGGAAAGCAAAAATTGACGAAATTTCGTCACCAACTCAATTAAAAGAATATTTACTAAAGGTAGATGAGCTTATACAATTTAAGACAAAGTCGGTGACCGTATTTATGGTTGTACAATTTATAATGGCTCTGGCAGTTACATTGACAAAGGTGTTTTCATAATGTTAAGTAAAAGATATGTTCGTAATTTAATACATTCGGCAATAATAAAAGAAAATATGCATATGACTATTGATGGTGATGTGGTTCCACATGATTGTGAAGATTGTATTAACGATTTGGATTTTAGAATTAATGATATGGTGTCAAGTAGAAACAAATGCCCTTCTGGCTCTGCGGCCCGGGCCCATTATAGTGGCGTTTTAAATGATTTGCGTAAAAAGCGCAGGCGCGCTATCAAGCACAATGTTGCCAAAGCCCCAGTAGATAATCATAATGATGATAATGATGATTTATTAAAAACTTTTGTTGAACATATTTTAAGCGTAAAATAAACTTATCATAATTGAGAGTTTAGACATTATACTTGAAGGTCCACAATATCGACATATAGCGCATAAACTAGCTAAAATTGTCTCTGGTAAAACGCTTGTATCAATTGATATACTGTCAGGTCGTTATAAAAAAAATGAATTAAGCGGACTGAAGAGGTTACGATCGGATTTACCGTTAACTATAGCCGGTGCCGGCGTTCATGGTAGATTTATATACATAATATGTGATAATGAATTTGTGATTTGGAATACACTTGGTACAGCAGGTACATGGGTTACAGAAAAAACAGATACCTCGCGTTGTAAATTTACGTTTTCAGACAATTCAAGTTTATTTTTTACAGATTCAAGAAATTTTGGCACATTAAAAATTGTTACTGGGCGCCATCAGACAATTGAAAAATTACAATCTTTAGGTATGGATTTACTTGCTAATGATCCAGGTGCTGGTTTGTTTTTAACACGTATTAGAAAGAAAAATTCTAGCAATATCTGTAAAGTACTAACAGATCAAAAAATAATTGCCGGAATTGGAAATTGTATAAAATCAGAAGTGTTGTGGCATGCAAAAATATATCCTTTTGCGATGGTTTCTGATTTATCTGATGCAGATATTGCTGAACTTTATAAAAGTATACGCGAAATCATGCATATAGGTTTTGAAACTAAAAATCAAAAAAATGATTACTTAGACAGTCTTTTTGTTTATAATAAGCAAGTGGATAAAACAGGAAATAATGTTATAAAAGGTATGACGCCTGACAACAAAAACACCTATTGGGTTGAAAAGAAACAAATTCGAGGAAAAAAATGAAACTAGACGATTCGGCTATTGCACAGATTGCCAAAAGCTTGCAGGTTGCAATGTTAACAGGAACAGATATTGTTGATAACTTACGGCAACTTGAGTTTATTTGTGAAGATAACACTTTACATGTAGATCCAGATTATGCTACCCGCTTTGAAGAAAATGTTGAAAAAATGTTGAGTGAAGTAAATCAAACCGTTTAATATCTTCATATTTAGATGAGGGGTTAAATGACACCAAGAAGCGCGCGATCAAAAAGTATTGGTGTTGCGACCCTAAAGGCACTGGGTACGCAATATTCGATGTTTGATAATATGTTTGAGCAGGTAATGGTGCTTCACGTTGAATTTGAACTTGAATTGATGGAGGTATTACAACTTGTAAGTACTAAAAGTCAAGAGTCTAAAAATTCAAATGCATCAACTGAAACAACTTTACAATCAGATATTAATAGTGATTCTAATTCTAAATCACAGGTTAATGGTTCTATCGATGAAGATTCTATAAGTAACGATCTATCTTTAGATGATCAACTTTCTACTAAAAATACCTGGATGAGAAAATTGTTTAAACGTATAGCATTACAATGTCATCCTGATAAAGTGCTTACTAGCACTGACAACACTGAGATTAAACATCAAAAGCTTGTAATGTACAATAAGGCCCGCAGGGCGCTTGATGATTCAAATGAGTCGTCAATGATTTCTATTGGCTTAAAATATGATGAAATACCTACAATTGGCATAAAAAAATCAAAAACTATTTTAGCCTCCGGGGTTAAAGAACTTGAAGTCGCAATAGCAACAAAACAAAAGAGCATTGCCTGGTTTTGGGGTATGTCAGAAGACGATTTTTCTACAAAGGCAAAATTGTTAATACAGGCTGTTGAACAGGTATATAATAAAAAAATAACCGATGATGAAGCGTTAAAAATTATTAAAACATTTTTTAATGTACATGAAAAAAAGAAACGGCGCAAGGTAGGTGAACACCCTGGGCCAAGATTAAGAGCATGCAAGAATAATGTTGATTGAATTTATAGATGACTGCTATGTATATAAATACGACAAAAATCCTCAACGGCCCTTATTTTTAAAACCACTTAAAATTTCTTCTGGTAATGTTGGCTTAATTATTTCGGAAACATCTCATGACGTTATGTTTTTGCTAGGCAATGTTTTATTATTTGTTAACAAGCAAGACTCATGTCATGCGTATGTAGCTTAACATTCTTTCATTTCACCTGGAAAACCTTGACTGACCTTATATGTTATAATATTTGGTCCACCTTTATATTCGTCACACAGTTGATGAATGGCTTCAACATTTAAATCATTGTCGTCATAAAAATATACTGTTTTCGGATTTAGCGCGTCGATATATCGCCGAACAATTCTTGCTTTAGCAGCAGGATCACTATCACCAACAGGAAAAACTTGGCTTCCATCTATTTTGGCACCCGCAGATTTTAAAAAATCCGATATGTCATCCCTATTTGTTGGTGTAACTTTTCCAAAAGGCGATGTAAATTCACTATTACCTCTAGCGGTTACAACAATTACTCGTGTGTTTTTAGTACTTTCGGCCTGTTTTAGAATTTTAATAATTTCTGGATTTTCTTTCGACGTCGATTGATTTACACCAGATGTATCTGAAAAGTCAAAATACTCAACTGTCTCATCACTTATTTCATCTGACGCAAATTTTTGGTATTTTGCGAAATCTTCCGACGTTAGATAATAATAAATTAAGTCATCTGCTTTTTCTTCACTTACTGGAAATAAATCATGCTCAATTAGCCACTGTCGAAACAAAGTATCGTTTTGGTCTTTATGTGTTCTAGCTACACCAATTGTTGCAATTGTTTCAGCCAATGTATCGTCGAAATCAAAGACGAATAAGTAATCAGTCATATGTACACCTTTTAATTACTAAATATATTATTCAAAGGAGATATTATGGATAACAAATTAGAAAATATGTTTATAACTCGTGAAGCTTTTATGCGAGCTATTTGTGATAAATACCCAAGCAGCTACCCTGATTGGCCTGTTGATGTAACAAAAAAGAGAAGCCAGAAGGCTCTGCGTGAAACTGCGCTAAAGGGCGTTGAAGAAATGTTTGAGGCATTACAGGAACTTAAAAACTGGAAAACGCATAAAAAGAAAGGTTCATCAGATTTTAATCGCGATGATTTTTTAGAAGAGATGGTTGATGCGTTTAATTATTTTTTTGCGATGTTTATTATGCTTGGTGTAACACCTGACGAATTGTATGATGCTTATATGAATAAAAATAAGAAAATTCATTCAAGACTTATTGACGGTTATTAGTAGATAAATTGTGAAAATACGTCATATACATGATATAATATAAACATTGATAAACATAGTAGCTTAAAGGATATTCATGGATATTAAGCCAGTCAAATTTGTAGGTCTTCATTCTCATTCGGGTTTTTCTACTTTCGATGGAATGGATCTACCTCAAAAGCATATTGATTTTGTTCGTTCAAATGGTATGAATGCCTGGGCGTTAACAGATCATGGTAACATGAATGGTTATTGTCATGCGTACTTACATATGCAAAAAATTAATGCAGAAGATCCAGAGAATCAATTTAAGTTTATTCCTGGTTGTGAAATGTATGTTCATCCAGATCTTGATGTTTGGAAACTTGATTACGAAATTCAACGTGCTATCAAGGCAAATGACGAAGAAAAACGCTTGCAATTAGTTTCTCAACGAGCCGAGATTGCTGGTCCAGTTTTCGAAATTCAACGTGAGCATAAACAAGAACATGAAGTAAATGATGAAGATGCTTCAATGACTGTTGAAAATGAAGATGAAACAAAGTCATCAAAATTTTATAATCCGATTAAGCGCCGTCATCATATGGTTGTTTTACCCAAGACATCTGTCGGTCTTAAGAGACTTTTTGGACTTGTTTCAAAAGGCTATCTTGAAGGCTTTTATCGTTTTCCTCGTGTAGATTATAAAATGATAAAGGAAGCTGCCAAAGGTGGTCATATTATTGTGACATCTGCTTGTATTGGCGGCCCGTTGGCATATGAAATATTTAAACACTTTCAAGGTGTTGAATTTGAAGATTTAAAACCAGAGCTTTTAGATGATAGCGACGTTTTTAAGCGGGTGCTTCATAGTGTTGGTCTTGGATATTCTGCAATAGCAAATACTGTTGGTGAGGAAAATTTTTATCTTGAGCTACAATTTAATAAGTTAAACGCACAACACTTAGTCAACCGCGTTCTTTTGGCATTTGCTGAACAGGAGGGTTTACAGAGTAAGCTAATTGTTACTACTGATTCTCATTATTCTCAACCAGAATTATGGCGTGAAAGAGAATTATATAAGAAGCTTGGGTGGCTAAATTATAAGGACTTTGATCCGGATAAATTGCCAAAATCAAAAGATGAACTTAAGTGTGAATTGTTTCCAAAAAATGCACAACAAGTTTGGAATACTTATCTTGACACAAAACAAACCCGATCTTTTTATAATGATCAAATTATTTGTGATGCAATTGAAAGAACATATGATATTGCACATGATGTAATTCAAGATATTAGGCCAGACACAACGATGAAGTTGCCATCGTATGTTTGTCCAGAGGGTAAAACAGACAATCAGGCGTTATTGGAATTATGCGTTAAAGGTCTTCATAGAAAAGGTTTGCTTAAAGATAAAGAATATGTCGATCGCCTAAAGTATGAATTAAAGGTAATTGCTGATAAGGATTTTTCTCGTTATTTCTTGACAATGTTTGCAGTTGTAGAAGTGGCTCGAAGAAAGATGACTGTTGGGGCCGGCCGTGGATCTGCTGCCGGTTCATTAGTTGCGTTTGTTCTTCGATTAACAAATATTGATCCACTAAAGTATGATTTAATGTTTGAGCGGTTTTTGAATCCGTCACGTAAAGGAGCACCAGATATCGATACTGACATTGCTGATCGTGATCTTCTGATAACAATGCTTAAAGAAGAATTTGGCGACTTAAATGTTATTCCAATTTCCAACTATAATACATTTAAATTGAAGAGCTTGGTTAAAGATGTATCTCGTTTTTATGGAATCGACTACTCTGAGGTTAACGCTTCGTTAAAGACAGTTGAGAATGATGTTAAACGAAAGGTTATGAATCGAGGGCAAGATAAAAACCTGTTTGTACTAAAGTATTCTGACGCTATAAAACATAGTCCAACATTCAAAAAGTTTATCGATAAATATCCAGATGTTGGTCAATCTATTGAAGGTTTGTTTCAGCAAAATAAAGCTCTTGGTAGACATGCTGGTGGTGTTATTGTCGCGGAAGATATTCCGGAACAAATGCCTGTTATTATGGCCCGTGGCGAGCCACAGACTCCTTGGGTCGAAGGTATGCAATATAAACATCTTGAAAGCTTTGGGTGGATCAAGCTTGATCTACTTGGTCTTGAGACACTCCGATTAATTGAACGAACTGCTGAATTGATCCTCAGGCGTCATCATGGAATTGAAAACCCGACATTTCCAGAAATTAGAGACTGGATTGAAGAAAATTTAGATCCAAGTATTCTTGATCTTGACGATCAAAAAGTATACAAGTATGTTTATGAAGACGGTCACTTTGCTGGTGTGTTTCAATTAACTTCTGGCGGTGCACAAAAATTGTTTAAAAAAGCAAAACCAAAGAGCATTATTGATATTGCAACATTGACATCAATTTATAGACCAGGTCCTTTAAGTGCAAAAGTTGATAAATTGTACGTTGAGGCAAAAAATAATCCTGAAGATATCGACTATGGTCATCCGCTAATAGAAAGCGTGTTAAAAGAAACATATGGTCTAATAGTATTTCAGGAATCTATTATGAAATTATGCAGTGTTGTAGGTGGTTTTCCAGAAAAGGAAACCGATTCAATACGTCGTAATATTATGAAAAGAACCGGTGCAAAACAAGCCGAGACTTTGGCCGCGGCCGTCGCTGCTAAGAAAAGTTTCGTTGCTGGTGCCATGAAAAATGGTGTTGATAGACAATTGGCTGATGATCTTTATGAAAAGGTCTTGTTCTTCTCTGGTTATGGCTTTAATAAGAGCCATGCGGTGTCATATGCCGTTGATTCATATCAATGTGCATGGTTACATACCTATTATGAAGAAGAGTGGCTCTGCGCCTATCTTGAAGCTATGTCAAGTAATGATAAGAAGCGTGCCCGGGCTTTTGCCGACGTTAAAAAAATGGGATATACAATTGTTCCCTTAGACATAAATTACGCTGAGAAAACGTGGACAATTTTGCCAGGTAAAAAGTTTATGCCTTCGTTTTTATCGTGTAAAGGAATTGGTGAAGCCGCTATTGATGAGCTAATTAAAATTAGAAAAACAGCAGGAGCACCATTTAACACTATACAAGATATGCTTTGGAATGAAGATGGTGAATGGAGATTTTCAAAGTTTAATAAACGAGCTATAGAGGGATTAATATCTATTAAGGCATTTGCTTCGATGGACGTAGTTGGGCAAGATAAAACTTTTGCATCATACAAGCATATGCATAATGTCTTGGTTGAAAATAATACACTCATTAAACGCCGCTTAAAGTCAAAGCCAAAAATTGGTCAACAAAATTTTCAAGAGTTATGTCAAGCAAAAATGCTTATTGACGATGCCGATTCTATAACCCAACACGAATGGGACGAATGGACTCCTCGCGAAGTTGCTGAGCGTAGTGTTAAGTGTCTCGGATCATTTTCTGCACAACAACTACTTGATAGTAGTGAAATTGAATTTTTGGAAAAATCAGGTTATACACCTCTAGATGAAGTAAAAAAGAAAAGTAAATACTGGTTTATTGTTTGTGATACCGTGCCTAAGCTTACAAAGAATGGAAAACCTTATCTTATCGTCACGGCTACAGGCCTTTCCGGAGCTCGTCATCGAATGTTTTGCTGGGGTTGGAATGGTAGACAAAAAATAGAACCATATTCATTATGTGTTTCAAAGGTTGGTCCAAGTGATTTTGGGCTACAAACCTCAATGCGCGATTTTGAAAATTTAAGTGAACAATAGGAAAAGTATTAAATGCATATTGGAACATTTACAGATTTTACGACTTGTTACTTGTCGTTAATTAAAAGTGTATATAACAACCCACAATATATTTCAGCACCTCGTGGTCAAAAAATTAAAGAGGTGTTAGGTGCAACGTTTACAATTAGTGATGCAAGACAACGGTTACCATATGTTGTTGGTAGAAAATTTTCATTAACGTATTTAATTGCTGAATTAACATGGTATCTATCAGGTAATGATAAAACTGAATGGATATCGAAATACTCATCATTTTGGAAAAGCATATCTGATGATGGTGTAACAGCAAATTCAGCATATGGTGCAAGACTATTTCAGCCCCATGATTCAATTGCAGAATCAAGGTTTACACAATGGGATTATGTTGTTGAAGAATTGCGCAAGGATCCTGATTCACGAAGAGCAATTATGCATCTTAGGGTACCAGCAGATAGTATTGATGCCAGATTAGACGTACCTTGTACGTTAGCGCTTCAATTTTTTATTCGTGATAATAAATTACATCAAATTGCAACAATGCGCAGTTCGGACGTTATTTTTGGTATAGCGTATGACGTTCCAGCATTTACAATGTTTCAAGAGATACTGGCTGCCGAAGTTGGGGTCGACGTTGGTAGTTATACACACGTAAGCAATTCGCTTCATATCTATGAACGTCATTTTGATATGGCTGCCAGAATATTAAAGAGAGAGAATGTTGAAAGTTCAATGGCTTGGTCATATCGTCATTTACCCAATAAGGGTTTACGTTGTATGACAAATGCTACAAATTCTTTAAGTGGTTTACGAAATACAATTATTAATGATTTAATTGAATTTGAGACAATAATAACTAGTGAGATTAATTGTGACAAAATATTAGAGGCCACATACAATTTCCAGGCCCCAGGTTTTTGGAGGGATTATGCAATTATATTTGCGGCTAAAAGACTTAAAGAACTTAATTTACCAACACAATATAAGAATTTAATGAAAAATTTAAGTAATAGTGATTATGATTTTTATGTAAGGAGACTTTAATGCAAAATTTAATTATTTGGGAAGGTTGTGACGGCTGTGGCAAAACCAATATAGCAGCAGCTGTTTCTGAAAAATTGGGTATTCCGGTTTACAAAAGTGGGCTTGAAGATCAAATGTTTTACGACAAGGATTCGCAATATTTGGTTCTTAAGCACGGGAATTATGAAATGATTAAATTACTTGATGTGGCAAACTCAAATATAATGTTTGATAGGTTCTTCCCTTCAGAATGGGTTTATTCACAGGTTTTTAATCGTCAACAGGGACTAGACATAGTTTTAGCCCTTGACGAATATTGGTCACGATTAGGTGGAAAAATTATTTGGCTTGATAAACCAAATATTGAAGAAAGTGATGAACTAGTTCCTAAAAGCAAATATAATGAAATACGTCAGAAATATAAAGAATATATGAATTTAACAAAATGTGACGTATTATATCTTGATACAACTGATCGTAACTTAGAAAAGCAAGTTAATTTAATTAGCAAATTTATTATGGAGTAAAAAATGAATAGAATTTATTATTATGGTGTCGGTTCACTACACAACAACGAGAGTTCCGTCGACGGCGGAAAGCACATTCGGTTACCTTTGGTTGAGGCGTTTAAGAAAAATGGTTTCGATGTTACATGGCTTGGGTTTGAAACTTCTGGTAATGTAAAAAACCACTATCTTGATCTTATCGGTCTTTATGCAGATGATTTTAATCATGATGTACGAGATCAAGTTGACAATCATTCAAGTCAATTTATGAATAGCGAAAAGACAGGTATTACAGACAGCGCTAAAAATCATATTAAAAATAACCCCGGAGTACTATTGGTTGAATTACGACCAAAACTTGATAAGCCAGGTTATAATTTTATGAACGAATACAATGTACAAATGGAATACGTGTATGAATTTCTAAATAATAATCTTCCAGTATTTATTTGGGATCAAGATGGCTGGTGTGATATGCTTCCAGACGACATTAAAGATGACGTTGTACTACTGAAGCCTTATACGGAGATGCTTGATTCAAGCTTTCCAAAGCAAGAAGATTTTTTGTTTGGTTGGTTTAAACCACAATTTGATAATAAGTTAGCAACATTGGCAAAAAACAAAAAGTTTGATGTTGGCTATTGTGGTAATGTTTATGGCCGTCGTGATGATTTTTATGAATATTTTGGCCGTTTTGCAAAGACAGATAGAGCCGTAAATATTCAAGGGAATTGGCTTCGCAAGAAGTATGGTGATAGAGACTTTTCGTTAGATAATTTTCCAAACTTCATGTTTTTTGGTAGAACACCACACTGGTCAACACTACCAACTATTGCAATGAGTAAATCTGTTTTTCATTTTTCAAATCCACACCAGCAAAATATTGGTATGCCAACCGCTCGAGTCTTTGAGGCACTGATGGGTAAATCAACGTTGTTTTGTTCATCAAAGATTAAAAATATTGATAGGTTTGTACCAGAAGAATTAATTGTCGAAACCGGTGATGAATTGTTTGAAAAATGGAATGCTATTGAATGCGATGGAAATTGGGAGCACTATCGACAATTATTCGTTGATAAGCTAGCTGTTTATGAACATACATATGATTATAGGGCAAAGCAGTTTATCTCATATATTAATAAATATTTTGGTGGTAGACAACAATGATTGCTGCGCCAACAATACCTCAGCGTGTATTAGTTACAGGTTGCTGTGGTTTCATCGGCGCGCATGTAGTAACAGCCCTTCTTGATAAAGGGTATATTGTTGATGGCATTGATAATATGTCAACAGCAAATTATGACTTTTTTGTTACAGAGCATACTAAAAGGTCAATTAGGGTGTTACCTACTGAGATGGGTTTTATTTGGGAAACCACGGCTGAGGAGCATGATAAATCTGATATTATTGTATTTGAAGGTGATTTTGTAGATCCATTTATTTTAAGGCGTATTATAAGCGATAAGTACGATGCCGTAATTCACTTGGCTGCCGAACCTCGAATAGAATATTCAATTAAATATCCAGTTAGTACTTACGAAAATAATTGTCAAAAGACAACAGAGCTATTTCATGTTTGTGCAAATACAAACACAAGGGTTGTGTTTGCCTCCTCTGCTGCGGTCTATGGTAATACACCAACACCGTCGTTAGAGGCAGGCCTGTTAAAACCAGCATCACCTTATGCCATTCAGAAAAAACATTCTGAAGAGATTGGATTACTTTTTTCCGATTTATATGATTTACAGTTTGTAGCACTTAGGTTTTTTAACGTATATGGTCGTGGACAACTTGGTAATTCTTCATATTCGACAGTTATTGCTTCATGGCTTGATAAGCTAAAAAATAAATCTCCTCTGCGATTAGATGGTGATGGAGAACAAACAAGGGATTATATTAATGTACTAGATGTAGCACAAGCTTGTCTGACTGCAGTACAATATGAGAAATCAGACATATTTAATATTGCATCTGGTGTATCAATATCAAACAATGACGTGCTTAATATATTGGCAACATATGTTGATATTGTTACTAAAAATGCACCGCCACGAATAGGTGATATTAAACATAGTCTTGCCAACATAGAAAAAGCCAATAAATGTCTTAAATTTAATTCACGAATAGATATTAATGCTGGTTTAAAAGAGCTAATATTAGCAAAATAGGAATTTAAATGGGTGATGGGTATAAAACGGTTTGGAGTACTACCTCAGACAATGTAACTAAAGACTGGGGTTCTGAAACCACAATAGGAACATTAAATACCATTAGGGCTAAAGTAATTTATATTGATTCTGGAAAGCAAACATCGCTGAAGTATTATACGAATAAAGATGAAATACTTTTTGTTCGAACCGGTAAAATTCTTGTTGAATTTGATTCTGAAAAATATCATTTTCAAGATAGATCTAAGCAATTAAAGACAACAACATTAGTTGCAGGTGATGTTTTATATGTTCAATCAATGTGCCCATATAGAATCAGCGCAGTAGAATATTCCGAAATTATTGAAATAGGCTCTGGTGGAAATTCTGAGGCAATAAGGATTACAAGGGAATTTTAATGGGAAGACCTAATCCGAATGAAGTCGAAATAGTTTTATATCATGCAAACTGTAGTGATGGCTTCGGCGCAGCCTGGGCTGCATGGAAACTTCTTGGCTCAAAGGCAAAATATATTGCATGTAAGCATGGTACCTCACCACCAGATGTAACTGGAAAAAATGTAGCAATATGTGATTTTAGTTTTGATAATGTAACAACAAAACAAATGATTGAAGATGCAAACTCGCTTGTTATACTTGATCATCATAAATCTGCAGTTGTAGAATTGCATGATATATCAGAAGCTATATTCGACATGAATCATTCAGGTGCTGTAATTACTTGGAAATTTTTCCACCCTGGAAAAGAACCTCCAAGACTTTTGAATCTAATTGAAGATCGAGATCTTTGGAAATGGAAGATCTCTTATTCAAAAGAGTTTAGTGCGTATTTCGACATGGTTCCGTTTGAATTCGAAGAGTTTTCAAAATTTGAAGATGAATCAGTAATAGAAGCTGCAATGAAACAGGGCGCAATTATTTTGGCCTATTCTAAGACGGTTGTCAAAAAAATCGCAGATAAAGCAAAAAAGAGAGTGTTTAAAGGCAAAAACGCGTATGTTGTAAACTCATCTCACTGGATGTCTGAAATCGGCTCACGACTTGCACCTGATTGCGATGTAGCCGTTATATGGTATTATGATCACGAGCAGCGAAATATTAAGGTAAGCCTAAGGGCTCATCATGACAATATAGACGTTTCAGAATTTGCAAAAGAATTTGGCGGTGGTGGCCATCCTAAGGCTGCTGGTTTTACTTTACCTGGTGATACTGTTGTCGATGATTTATTTGATGTTGTAGAAGAAAAAGTAGACACATCTGCCGCAAAAGAAGAACTTGAAAAGATTAAGGCACAACTCGAAGAAGCTGGAGATGTCGAAAAAGCCGCAGCTATTGAAGCGGCAACTGTACTGCTGACAGGCGTATCAACCACTGATAAAGAAGATTAATTGTAAGAAAGATATAAAATGTTGGACCTAAATAATATCACTGACCGTGAACGACAAAAAATAAATGTTTTTAAGAATGTTTGCGTTGAAATATCAACATTGTCACATGATCCAAAACTTAAAGTTGGTACAATTATTATTACCGATGATTTTAGAGATGTCTGCGCAATTGGGTTGAACGGAAATTATACCGGCGGCCCAAATTCTCGTGATTCTAATGAGGTAGGAATGTCTGGTTTTTTACATTCTGAGGAAAATGCTCTTTTTCACTTAAGCAAGCCATATGAGCTTCGTGATAATTTAATAATGATTTGCACACATAAGCCATGCCCAATGTGTGCAAAAAGAATAGTAAATTCAGGTATAAAACGAATACTATATATAAATGAATATAACGCTCTTGGAACAGCAACCGATATTATATTCAAGCACAGCAACGTTTTTTGTTCAAGTATACACGATATCTGAATATAATAAGGTTATTAAACCAATAATCATTATAATTAAGATTGTTATTTTTTTTGGAGTTGAATGATGTCAAACAAGTCTGCCCTTTTATTATATGAAGGACTGTTGGAAATATACGAACTTGCTTACGAAGCAAAAGCTGAAAAACCAATGTTGTATGAAGGTGTTGGATATTCACCTTTGCAAATTGTATTACAAGAAGCAGGTGCCGAAGCGAAAAGTAAAGGTAAGAAGAAAAAAGGTAAAGGTGGAAATTTTCTAGCTAGAACAACTGCAGCAGTAAAAAAAATAACTGCCGCCGGAGAGGCGGGTGTAAAAGAGCTTACTACTTTACGTGATAGTCTTCAAGCTACAGATCCACCAATGATAAATTCAGTTACTGCAGCAACTAAGGCAATAGACAAATTAAAAAAATCAATGCCTGGCTCTGGTTTTCTTGGAAAAATTTCTACATTAGGTTCTGCAATTTTTGGTAATGAAGATGATCCAATTGAGGCAATAACTGAAATTGTTGCAGATTCTGCAGCGTTCCAAACAATGATATCAAATATAGTTAAGGCAGTGTTGGAAAAGCTGGACGAAATTAAACCAGAAGAGATTGTTGAGCAAGAAGCTGAAGATAACGAAGATGCTGCTCCAATTGATGATTCTCAAAAAAATGAATATATTAAACAAATAAAAGAAAAAATGCTTTCTGGAACCATTAATGATATATTAAGTTCTGATGATGAAATGTATGTGGCAGTTAGGGAAGCAACAGGTTTTAATAGCGGCATAATTAAAAAGGCAATTAAGACATCTGCGAAACCAGCAAAATGGTTTTCAGGTTTAAAGAGCCTTGGAGGTGCCTTAGGTATTGGCCTTGGCGGCGATTTACCATTTAAGAAATTTGGATTAAAGATCGGAGGCTTGGAGCAAGATATTATACTTGTAAAAATATCATCACTACGTGAATTAGCAGGTGGAGTAAAACCAGATAAAAAAGATGCAGCAGTAATAAAAACAACGACTGCTGCAATTGGTGATCTGGCTGATATTAAGAACGATCAGCAAAACCAGCCAGAGGCACAGCCTGATGAAGGTACTACAACTCCTGGTTCTACTAGTGAAGACCCATCCGGAGATGTAGCCGACGAGCCCACCCCGGAGCAAGCAGAGGACAAAAGTAAGTACCTTAAAATTGTTAAGACCGTTCCAGGCCTTAATGATCCTGAAGGTGCTGCTACTAAATTGGCATCGCTTCTAGCCGCTGATATTTCATTTTCTAGGGTGTCACTTCTTGATATATTGTCTGAGAAGGTATTGAGATATGACGACGTTGTTGCATCGATGAAAGATCATTTACCAGAAAATGAAACAGAAATTCCAGCAGTTGTAAAGAAGCTTGCTGATGAAGTAAAAGTCGAGCTTGGTGCTGATTTTGATATAGTTGGAATACCGTCTGCATCGGAACAGCTTGAAAAATTACGTGCAGAGTTAGCTGCTTTACGTGATGAAATAAAATCTGCACCTGAAGATGATAGAGAAGCACTTGAAACAGAGTTATCTTCTAGGCTTGAAGACGACGGGTTAGATTCAGCTGTTGCTGAAGACTTAGTTGATGTTAATACAGATCTTGATTCTGCCATTGAAGATTCAACAGCCGGTCTAGATGTTGAAGAGGAAGAGGACAAATTAGCACAAATGATAGATTTTATTCAGAAATTAAAATCATCATACGACAAAATCTATTCTGACACAATTGAAGATACACCTGCAGTAGAAGATGAAGGCGAAGAATCTAAGGCTACAAAAACTACTAGAGAACCAGGCTCATATTGGAAAGTATCAGATGAAGCTTTGGCAAAGGATAGTAAAAAACGTCCATGGGCAGCAAAGGGTAAAGGGCCAAAGTCAAAGAAGCAACAGCGGTTTAAGAGTGAAGAATCTGCAAAAAAATACTCCCTTAAGACAGAGCGGATTGTACTTGCAAATATGCGTGCTTATATTTTAAATGAAACAAACAATTTTAGAAAAGTATCAAATATGCCTCCACGTGAAGTTATTGTTGAATATTATAGACTTGGTGGAACAAACAACAGAATAAAACAAGTGCTGACTGAATCTTCATTTGATTCTTCACGCTTAAGTCTTCTTGCTGGAATTACAAATGAATAAAATTTTATCTGAACAATTACGCAAAGAATATGTTTCAAAATTACTTGAAGCCCTTAAAGAAGTTGACATTCTTGATAAAGAAGGAAACATTTTAATATCAAAAGATCTAAAGGTTTTTCATAAAAAGTCTGGATATGAATATACAGTTCATGATGTTGTTAATACACCAGAAGGTATTAAGGTTATGTTGCGGCTACCAGATTCACCACGTCCTATCCAGGGCAAAGCAACAAGACCGTTGGATGAAATATCCACCGATAACTTAGAAGTCCCAGAAACAACTCATAATGATACTAATCCTTCAGCACTTTCTGATTTGGTCGATGATGACATATTTATTGTTGATGAAGAATTATTTGAAAAGGAATACGAGGTAAAATGAAAATCACAGAAAAAGATATCGTTTCTGGAATTATTAACGATTTAAAAATAGATAAATTACGTAAAGTAAATGAAGCGTATGTAGTATCATCACAGAAATTTGATTATAATGTTGATATTGTAGGTGATAAGACAAAGCTTGCACATCAAAAGTTACTTAACGATTACGTTGATTCACTAAATAAAATTGCCGCTGAACTTGATACTGTAAATAGAGATGATGCAAATTCCACGAATTCTATTTATCGTTCATTTAAAATTGATGAAGTATATAATTTAAATGCTGCTTTTCTTCATGGAATGTTTTTTGAAAATATTACTGAAAGTTCGACTATTACAGTCGACTCTCTGGCATTTTTACGCTTAGAACGTGATTTTGGAAGTTTTGATAGCTGGCAAAAAGATTTTATAGCCACGGCTCAATCCGCTAGAAGCGGTTGGGCTGTTACTGTTTACAATACATTTTTGCGAAGATATATTAATGTTGTTGTTGATTCACACGCAAATAATGTTCCATTTAGTTCTTATCCAGTTATAGTAATTGATATGTGGGAGCATGCATATTTTGATGATTATCTTAATGATAAAAAGAAATATATATATGCAGTAATGAAACAGCTTGATTGGCAAAAAATCAATGAAAGATTTCAACGTGCCGAAGATATTGCCGAGGTTTTTAAATGATTAAAACAGACAAACTAAGTCTTAAAATGCTTTTAGAAGAAGAAGAACCTGTTGAAGATGATGCTGAAGTTGTTGATTCCGATGACGAGGATCTACTTGATACAGACGACGAATCCACCGATACAGATACTGACACGGATACATCTACGGACGCTACTGAGGAAGAGGTTGATGTTTCTGCTGATGAGGAGGTGGAATTAAAGAAGCCGTTAGAAGCACAGGTTGATATGGTTTTAGGTGACTTTGAGATGGATGCCCTTAAGAGTGCAAAAGTTAATGAACATCTAACGTTTCGATCTATTCTAAATGAAGATACAAACAATTTCGATGTCCAGCATTTTGCCAATAATGTTGCAAGATTAATTGACAATTACACAACCTTGCTAGATATAGAGTCGGCAATTTATTATCGAGCTATAGCGATGTTGGAAAAAAATTATGGAGCGGACGTTGTTGATGCCTTCCGTGAAACATTACATAGCCGTCATGGTTTTGACTTTGGCGATGTTAGGATCGATCCTATAGAAAATTCTGCTCCATTGGCACTTGGTTCCGGAGGCGAAGGCGGCGCCGGCGCATGAGTCAATTTCAAACCCACAAGTCGGTCCATATTAAACTTACAACAAGTACTCACTATAATTTAAGAATGGAATTGTTTAGGCGAGGATTGTCAATGCAAGAGGTATTAGAAGCACTATCATGTGAGTTTGTCAATGGAAATAAACATATTTGTAAAATTATAGACGAACTAGAATATAATAAAAAACACAAAATTAAGGTTAAGAAAGTTGCTAAAACGGATAATGAATCTATTTTTGATGCCATTGCGGTCGATGGGCCTTTTACGAAAGAAGGATGATATGCTAGAAATAAATAGCACTATTTTACGTATTGAAACAAGCATCGCAAAGCTTAGCAACGATAATCGTATTATAAAGAAAAATATTGAATTAATTAACAAAAAGACGAAAGAACTTGGTGTTGTTAACGATATACTTTTAAGTGTTCAGCAAAGTATGCTTGATGAGTTTGTTGTTGAAAATCCTTCAAAACAAATAACGGTATTTCCATTGACATCAGATAATGATGATGATTTACCAAATTAAAAACAGCAGGAGAAAATAATATGGCAAAAGCACTTTTAGATAAGATTATTGAGAAATTTATTTCTAGAAAATTTTTAGTATTTGCAACCGCAACTGGTTTGATGGCTTATTCAAATTTAGATTCAGAGACCTGGGGCCTCATTGCAATTACATATATAGGTACTCAAGGTGCCGTTGACGCTATGAAAACTTGGAGACATGGAGGCTAATGTTAAATTCTGCCCTTGCAAAAGCCTTATTTTCATTTGCTAAAACAAATTGGAAAGAAATTCTTTTAGTTGGGTTTCTTATTGCTGCGTTGGGTAAAACCCGCGCTGACTATATGAGGTTAAAAGAAGCATATGCAACGACAGAGACGTCTTTAAGAAATCAACTGGATAGTCTTTCTGAACTACATGAAGAAGAATTACGCCTTCGCGACGAAGCAATTGAAAATTATCAAAGAGATTTAGTTGCGTTGCAAAAACAGTATGATGACAATTTAAGACAGGCCGATACTGATCGAGCCGAGCATCATGAAGAAATTGTTAACGAGATAATAGACAATGATCAATTTTTTGAAAACAAGGATGAATTAGCGGAACGAATTAGTGATGCATTTGGATTTGAATATGTTCATTAAATTTTTAATTTTATTGTTATTATCACCGGCCCATGCTCAAGATACGCCTTTTGAACCTGGCTCTTTTACAATTTTGAGTCAAAGGCAGTGTGCACCATTTAATGGGGTCTTATTTGATATTAATGCCACAGCAACATTATTAACCTTACCTGATTATTATGTATCACAATGTAAAGCAAAAATTGATTTTCAACTTGGTGAACAAGCTGCAGAACATCAACTTGAAATTACAAACCTGAATATTAGGCTTAATGCTTTAAGCGAACAATATACGACAACTATAACTCAAAAAGATTTTGAAATTGATGCACTTCAAGCAGCACTTACAAAAAATTCGTTTAGAAATCATTGGCTTTGGGCTCTTGGTGGTGTTGCTGTAGGGTCTGCGGCAACAATTGCTATAGTTGAAACGGTTAATAGATGATATTTAAAACGTGAGGAATGAATAATGTCACTTACTAAAAAAATTAAAAGTATTTTATTTGAAGATTCATACAATATGTATGGTTCTGAATATATGTCACACCCTGTAGCAGAAAAAGATCAATTAACGATTCATGCTGAACTACCGATAGCACCTTCTGCCCATGCAAATATGCAGCTAACAGATTCTGCCCCCCCTATAGATGATGAGGCATATGTTCCAGTAAACAATAAAGAATTGGGTTCGGCTTTAGCCGCTTTAGCATTAAAGGTTCCAGATAATTTTGTTGGCAATGTATATAGACAAATTAAAGCAGTAGTTTTATCCGCAGAACAATCCGATGCCACCATGGTTTCTCCCGACGACGCAGAGTCGAAGCCTTCCACTCCTCCGGAAGAAGAAATGTCTGAACGTTTAAACAGGCTAGTCTCTAAAATGTCTAATAACGCTAACCTAACTGAGTCTGATTGGTCACAAATTAAATTTGGCGCTCAAGATGATGTTGAAGAGGAAGAGGAAGAGGAAATAGTTGATCGACCTCCTGATGTTGTGAAAGGTAAATACTTGGCACAATATTATAGAGACCGCCCTGGAAAAGATCCTTCAAAACATAAAGGTTCTGGTGAATCTACTATGGTTACTGGTACAGGTCGTTTATTACAGAATGTCGTAAGACCATTACTTGATGTTCCCAAAGATCAACTTCAAGATGCAGTTGAATATTTAAGATTACAATTCAGAATGCTTACACGTGACGTTGAGACCCTACCTAAAGAAGCGCCAAAAACATTTTCTGGTATGTATTTAAAAAAATTAGTACCAAAATTAGACGATAATCAATTAGGTGCCAATTTTCTGACAACGGTCGTTAGAGATTTTAAAGATAGGAACGATAAGTGGTTAAACGATTTAGCTCAAAAAGCACTTGCTGAAACAGAATCAGAAAGAAAAGCGTTTCAACGTCTCAAAGATACACTTGCAAAAGAAGATCCAGCCCAGGCTGAATTGGTAGACAATTTAATTAATTAAGCCGGATAGTATAAGTGCAGATAACAACATTAATGGAGGGTTACTTTAGAGATCGCCAGCCACACTTATCTCTAACAACTGAAAATATTTCCAAATTTTCCAATTGGGAAATAATAGAATCACCCCAACGCTTAATAAAGGATTTTCAATTTGCTAATAGATCTTTGGCTTATGAATTTTTAAGACAAATTATGTTGTACGAAAACGAAGTATTACATTACGGTAAATTAACGCTTGAAGAACTAAATGTCAGAATTGAAGTATACACGTCAGATATTGACAGTATTACGAATCTTGATTATGAGTACGCGGAATTTATAGAACAAATATTTGTTGATGTGTGTGAATATGCCTGATAACGAATATTTAGCGCACCTGGAATCATCTTCGGCTTTTATGAGTGAAAATCTTAGACCACGTATTAATTCTGATCGACAAACATTATCAATAAATATGTTAATTACAAATACGACTGGTCTAAAATTACAAATACAAGATATTAAAAAGATAAAGTGTAGTGCTGATAATTTTGAGGTGTGTGCCCTTTTACCGCCATCTGCAATAGATAAAGTATTGCGGGTGTATCAAGAAACAAACAACATAGTGTATGGTTCAATAAGACATAATGATATTTTGTGTGATGAATACTCGATTGAATATTCATCATCTAATGCTATGATTGTAACATTACTGTTTTCTAAATAATTAAAGTACACGGGAGGATTAATATGTCTAATAAAGCAAATAAAACAAAGAATTACTTTGACAAATTTATTGATGATCAAATACAGCGAGAGACAACAACTACACAGCGTAAAAGGCAACGAATTGTGCCAAATGACTTAGATGTAAAAAGAACACTACTTCGTCGATATAGGGAAAGTGTTTCACATTTAATAAAGCGAAATAAGAAAAATGCCTAATTTATTATCACAAATTGAAGAAATGATGAATAAAACAATCGAGGCCGCTCTATTAGAGGCGGCGGATGAGAAAGGTATTCAGTCAACACTTGTAAAGCGCATAAAGGCTGATGGCAGAAAGCTTAAGGCAACTAATAATGATAAGAACGTCGACGAAGTTGAAGATACAGACACTCCCTCTGGAGAGGATAGTAAATCTTCAAAGTCAGGTGGCGATATGTCGAAACGTGATGTTATTGTTCCAGATGAGCTTCCTGCATCTATAACTGTAGATATGGTAATCGATTCTATCGACGCAATTAGATCTGCTAGATCACTTAAAAAACCTGAGGTTCGAGAAGAATTTGAAGAATACTTCAATTCACTAGATTCAGCTGAAAAAATAGCATTATTGGCATTTATGCATGGTGTTGCCCAAACACTCATTGGAAGTGATGAAGGCACTGAAGTTGATCCAGCATCAGCTCCATACAATGTTGATATGAAGGCTCGACCAGAACAATCGACCTCCCCATCAAAAACGTCACAGGCCAATGATTCAATTGAGAAACAAGATGCAAGTATGCCAATTGTTGTTGGTGGTTAATAAAAAATGTGAAGATCCTTCTATTATGTGTTATAATATATCTATAAAACGTTAATAATAACATAGGAGAGAATAGTCATGGGAGGAAATGCTAAGCATATGCAGCATATTTGGGAACGTTACGACGCAACGTTTTCTGATGTATTTAAGCTGCTTAATGATTTAACAACTGGATCGATTCAGGTAACTGAAAAATTTGATGGTGCAAATATTCACTTTCGAGTTGATAATGCTGGTACAGTTAAGTTTTCTAGAAATAAGGCTACGCTTACATCTGGTGGTTTTACGTTTCAAGATGCATTAACAATTTATCAAAATCATCCTGCAAGAGATTTGTTTGTCGAAGGTTGCCGCGTTTATGACGAGGTGTATACCGATAAGTGGTGGCCTTTCGGATATTCCGGCCGTGATTGGATTAATGCAGAAATTGTTTTTAAGGCACAGCCACAGTTGCTAAATTATTCTGAGAGTGCAATTGTATTACATCAGGTTGCAACATTTTTACCAAGCGGTGAGAAGTTTATTGACCATGAAAAACAAGCTAAAATTGCTAACTTAACTGAAGCATCTCAATTTACTAGTAATACCGGTCATACATGGAAATTATTTGGCCCACAAGTTATAGAATTAACGAATGATTCTGGCACTGGATATTTAACTGAAGCGATAAGTAGGTTACGGCAATGCATGTACGCAGCTGGTCTTAGTGAACATAATACATTACAAGATTTTCTACGTCATTCTATTTATGAAGGATTTGTGTCAAAAATTAGAACATCCCAACACGTTAAGTCAAAGCTTGCTGATAAAATTAGTGGTGTAGATACATCTATTAGACTAGTTGATTTAAAACGTAATCAACCACCTGGAGTTATTAAGCAGATTAGTGAATATGGCCAGCGTAAAAATGAAGCTAAGTTACAAAAAGCTGCCATGCGCCCAATTATTAGTACATTGGACACCTTTGCGTCTGCTCGTCTTTCAAATGTAACCTCGGTACTAATCGATGATCCTATTTTTGAACGTAATAGAATTATGCGAGAAATTACAGAGCTTGGTGTACTTGTTGATACATACCAAGATGCGTTTTCTGTAGAAAGAAAAGCCTTATTCAACGACTTGTTCAATGAATGGAACACCGTTGAAAGGCGCCCAGCTGCTATTGAAGGTGTTACATTTAACTTTCTTGGTACAACGACAAAAATAACAGGTGGCTTCGCAAGCTTAAACCAACTTCTTGGCTTAAGGAAATATGGACGAGGTAAAATTCCAGGTATGATAGAGCCAAGCTCTAAGCAAAATATTAACTTAACTGACTTTTTTGCGCTGGAGTGACATAGTTATATGATACGATAGGTGTTTAATATGAGTAAAGAAACGGAGGTTTTCCTTCGAGCCGAAATTAAGGATTGTCTTTATACAAAATATTTTTATAAAAAGCAATTACACGAAAATTATGCTATAAATATGAGTTCAGATGAATTTGCAAAAATATTCATTAATCCATGGAAGAATGCAGTTAAAAATGCATTTAATGAATTAAAGAAAATTGCAAGTCAAGCAGTTACAACTGTTCGTCTCGCATTTACATTGAATCAGAAAAAAGCAGAAGAAATAGTAGCTCGTCAAAAAGATAGAATGAAGCATCTTGATGCAAAAACAAAAGATTTAATGGGTAAATTGGATGCTGACAATACGGATTTAAATATTTTATTTTTTGCAGCTTCTCCTGGTGCATTTGCAGCAAAGGCATTATTTCAAGGTGCCGAAGCAGTTGGCAAAGGGACTATTGATTTTGCAAAAGAGGTTGGTTTAAGCGACAAGTCAATTAAAACATTTAAGGGTGAGGAGACTGAGGAGGATGCTCTCGTCCGCCGGCGGAAAGAAGACGGTCCAGTAAAGAAAGCCCTCCGCGGATTGGAACAAATATTTTTTTTAGCCCATGCAGCACCATCTGGTAATTTAATTGTAGAGTCAGCCTTGAGTCAAGAGGCAATCGAGAAGGAAATCATGGCCGGTCCTTATGGTGATACTATAAGGGAATATCGGGAAGGTTTTGAGAGTGACATGAATACCTTTATGACACTTGTAAAGCAGGTTGCTGCCCAAAATGCATTTCTTTCATCGATTGCTCGTATAGAAACAGCCGAAAATCCCTCAAAGGGACTTGCTCAAATGGATCTTGCTTTAAACGAACTTGCCAAAAATGATCCAGAAGCAGCTGCTAAGTTTAAAATATTGCCAGCAGAGATAAAGAAAGAAGCCCTTGCATTAGCAGACAGTAAGAAATTTCAAGATGAAGTAAAATCACAAAGTTCTGAAGACGAAGAGCTTAGCAAAGAACAAATATCTGATAAGGCCCTCTTAGCTGTTATGGGCGCAACGTTTAAAGACAACATAAAGGAATACATTTCTGCAATTAATGAAAATAATGGTCTTATTGACAAAACATTACAGAGTATGTTAAACGCTACAGAAATTAATAAAGATCTTGTCGCAAGTATTGATTTAATGATGCCTGGTTTTAAAAAATCAATAATGATTGCTGAAAAATTATTACAACGAAGAATTATTGTATAGTTTACATTTAAATTGTGAGCGTTATGTTTAATCATAAAAATATTAACGAGGTTTTTTATGTCTAATAACAATTGGTATCCAGAAATTATGTACGAAGAAGATTCAAAAATCCCATTCGTTCCAGTCCCTGAGGGTGAAAAAATGCCCGATCTTTTATTTATGTTCGAAAGTCGTGAGACTGGAGAGTTTGAGCCAGATCAGGATGGAAATCCTTTACCAATAATTCAAATGGATTTGTATCAATATGCAAATATGTCAATTCTTAAAAGTGCTTTGACACCAAAGGCGTTTGATAAAGTTAGATCTGCTCTTGGTCTTGAATCATTACTAGAGGCTGCAGAGAAAGGAAATAAAATAACAAATAATATCAAAAATACATTAGAAAAATGAACTCTTAACACAAACCTGTTATAATAAAAACAGCTTGGAGGAAGTATTTTGAATTGTTACGTTACAAAAGAAATGACCGCAACTGCATTGGAAAATATGCAAAAATTTTATGGAGATCTTGTATCTCTTTATAAACAATATGGTATTAATGTCGAATCAGATTTAGGTCGCCGCAATATGCTTATGTCGTCTTTACAAGAAAAGATGTTTGCAGAGCAAATAAAGTTAACATATCCGAGTGCATACTCAGATGGTAAAACAGGTGAGCCAGATATTGTTATTCCAGAAATTGATTCTGAACTTGAATGTAAATTAACAAGTAAGGGAAAATCTGGTAGTTGGCAATTACAAACCGACTATGGCACTTTAAAAGTGAAAGGTTCGCTTGATTATCTGTATGTTTTGGCATCAAATGATTTTTCTGAATTTGCGGTATTATTTTTTAAACAATTGACAAACGATGATTTTTATCCTCCCGCCCCCGGGAGTAGAGGTAAATCAAGAATGCGCCTATCTACTGCACTAAAGAAATGTACTATTCTTTGTGGAGATTATACAGATAAGAGCCTTGCTTATTTAGCCGCTGCCCATGAAGTAATTGATAATAAAACAAGTTCAAATTACGAATTAAAAAAGGCGCTATCAAGAATCGAACATTGGACAAACACGTCAAAGATTTCATTCGCGCTTGAGGCAGTATGATGGCATTTGGTGTTGGTAAAATTTTATACTTGTTGTCAAACAAAAATCTAAAAATAGTTGCTGCAAGAGTTGAAGCGGTTACGACAGTTGAAAGTGTTGCTGGCAGTAAAACAACACATCAGGTTTCTGTTCTTGGATATGATGACAATATTGTTTTAGAGACTTTGGACGTAAAGCCCTTTGTGGATGTTGCGGTATTAAAAGAACATCTCTTAAAAGTAATTAGTGATAAAGTAAATTCAGAAGTGGCAGATGTCGTTAATTTAGCCAGCACAGAATGGAATCTGACAGATGCTGATAAAGATTTATCAACAATTGGTGAAGTTGTTGGTTCCAGTGTTGATGACACCGTTCACGTTGAATTAGGCGATGGTGTACGAGCTCGAGTGCATATTCCAAAGGAACTACTATGAACGTTGTTTTTTATGATGCGTACAATTTAATTTATCGTGCAAAACATGCTCTTCCTCATCATATGCAGAAATCTAGCTTTGGTATTCTTTTTGCTTTTTTTCGATCATTCGCTGCAGTCAATAGAAAATTGCAGCCAGATCTTGCGTATTTTGTAACTGAAGGTACACCGGTTGAGCGATTACAATTGTTACCAGAATATAAAGGAAATCGTGTTTATGAAAAAGATGATAATTTTATTTCTCAGCGTAGAAAGATAATTGAAATAATGGCAAGTGATATGCCTGTTGTTGTTGCAAATCACTTAAATCACGAATGTGATGATATTCTTGCTCACCTTGTAAAGAAACACGCCAAATTGGGAGATGACGTTACCGTTGTATCAACAGACACTGATTTTTTACAACTTGCAAATACGGTTGATGGTTATAAGCAATATGATCCAATTAGAAAAGCGTATAAAATTTTACCAGAACACGACTATATATCATGGAAGGCCCTTGTTGGTGATTCAAGTGATAATATCTCGGGATTCAAAGGGATTGGTAACAAGCGTGCCTTGGGTTTTTTAGATGATACCAAAAAATTAAACGATTTTTTATTACTCGATAATAACAGCGAGAAGTTTCTACTTAATAAAAAGCTAATTTCGTTTATCGATGTTACTAATACCGAACACATGATTACACTTAGTAAGTGCAGCCCAAATTGGGATACCTTATTTAAAACATTTTCAGATATGAATCTTAAGTCAATTATTTCCAATAAAGGTTGGACAAATTTTATCGATGCTTTTGGAGGGTGTTGTGGAGCAAATGAAAACAGTAGACACTGAAACTCAGGTACTACTTCGTACTAAAGGTTTAATTGGTGAACAAGAAGTTGTTCATATACAAGGTGATTTGCTTGTCGTAGTAAATGTTGTTGAGAATTCTCGACGTATATTAGGGCCGGCAGCTAATTTTTTAAACGAGTCCGTAAATAAACGAATATTAAAAGGGTAAAGAGTATGGACGTTGCCGCTAAAGAAGTTATATTTAAGGACGATTCACAGGAAAAATTGGCCAAAGGTGTTAATGTGCTTGCGGACGCAGTCCGTGTTACAATGGGCCCGGGTGGAGAAAATGTAATTATAGAAACTGAATCCGGTCCACCAATTTTAACGAAAGATGGTGTCACAGTTGCTAAAGCAATTGCTCTTTCGCTTCCATTTCAAAACATGGGTGTTCAGGCCGTTAAAGAAGCCGCGGCTAAAACTGCCGAAACGGCCGGCGATGGTACTACCACTGCAACTGTTTTAACTCAAGTACTTGTTAATAAAGGTCAAAAGCTTGTCGCTGCCGGTCATAATCCAGTAAAAATTAGAAAAGGTATTAAACTTGCAACAGCTGAGATTCTTAAAGAATTAAAAGAAAACTCATACCCTGTTGAAAGCGATGATGAAATTATAAATGTTGGTGCAATTTCTGCGAATGGTGATAAGCAAATAGGTGTATTCCTTGCTGAGGCTATGTCTCATGTTGGTAGAGATGGCGTGATTACCGTTGATGAAGCCCGAGGGTTTGATACCACACTCGAAATCGTAGATGGTTTTGAGTTAAACAGGGGATTTATATCACCATATTTTATTACCAATCAAGGCCGTGGTGTTGTTGAGTTTGATAACCCAAAGATTCTTTTAGCGAATAGACGAATATCAGCCGTTCAGGACTTAGTGCCGTTGTTAGAATCTGTCCGTCGCCAATCGGAAAATTTGCTTATTATTGCAGACGACGTCGATGGCGACGCACTCAAGGTTTGTGTTCTAAACAACTTAAAGTCAATTATCAAAATTTGTGTAATTCGATCTCCTGGATTTGGAAATATGCGTGCTGAATCACTAAATGACTTGTCACTTCTATTTGATACAAAAGTATATACTCAAGGCGAAAATCTACCAGCAGACGTTTCAGAACTTGGTACATGTGAGAAGTTTACAAGTTATCGAAATTCGTCAATTTTTGTTGGCACGTCAACTAATAGTACAGATCAGATTGTCAATCGACTCGACGCTGTAATAGAAATGTCAAACAATCCTGGAATTACACCACAGGAACATCAATACTTACAACGCCGGCAGGCTGTGCTAAGTGGTGGAATAGCAGTAATTAGAGTTGGTGGTTCAACTGATTTAGAGCTTCGAGAAAGAAAAGATAGAATTGACGATGCAGTTTGTGCCACCAGGGCAGCAGCAAGAAGCGGAATTGTTGAAGGTGGTGGTTTTGCATTAATTAGGGCAAGTAATAAAGTTGCTAAGCTTGATAATACTATCCTTGATAAGGATGTTCTGGCTGGTTGGAATCTTCTATTATCAGCTGTGTCCGCACCAGCCCAGCAAATTGTTTCTAATGCTGGATATGTTCCTGAAATTATAATGGCAAAATTACTTGAAGATCCAACCATTGGTTTTAATTCTAGAACGGGCGAATGGGTAAACCTTAGAGAGACAGGCGTAATCGATCCACTTCTTGTAGTAGAATCAGCACTAATTCATGCCTCATCTGCAGCAATGAACTTGTTATCAGTTGGTTGTGCAATTGCAAATGAATAAAAGTGAATGAAATTGTGAAAGTTTCCTTTACATGTGGTATAATATAAACATAACAAATGAGGCATGGTGATAAATGTCTAAAGAGTTAACTGTTGATATGACTACATATGTAGAAATACAACGACTACGAAAACGAATAAGAATATTGTTACAACTAATAAAAGACGGAAATTTGTCAAAGGAGAAAGAACTTGAATTGCAGTTAGAACATTGTTATTTACAACGTGAATTAGAAATTTTTGAAAAGGATTATAGAAAAAAATGAATTTAGACGCTTTCTTTAAAGAAGTAGGTCAACACAAATTGTTGACAAGAGAACAAGAGGTACAATTGGCACAAGCTATTGAGGGTGGTGATAAACTAGCTCGTGATAGAATGATTCAAAGCAATTTGCGCTTAGCCATTAGTATTGCAAAGCAGTATAATAAAAGTGGTTGTGCACTTGAAGATTTGATTCAAGAATCAACTGTTGGGTTGATGGAGGCTGTCGATCGATTTGATTGGCGTCGAGGCTTTAAGTTTTCCACCTATGCATGTTGGTGGATTAAACAGGCTGTGCGTAAGCATGTAACATCTCATTCATCAATGATTCGTCTACCTAATCATGCTAGAACAGTTTTGTGGCAAGCAGGACAGCTTAAGAAAGACTACGTTAAATCTTTTGGTAAGGAGCCAACATTAGACGAGATCGCAGAGGCCCTTGGTCTTCCAACTAAATCTTTACGCTCATTATATCAAAGCGCTGGTACAATGATGTCTTTAGATGCAACAGTTGGCTCAAAGGATGAGGGATCTCGAAAACTATATGAAGTGATTCCAGATGAAGGTGCAACAATTGTTGAAAAAATGGTTCGTCAAGATACACAAGATGTTATTCGTAAAGCGCTGGTGTCTTTATCTGCTCGCGAAGAAAAAGTTATTAGGCTTCGTTTTGGTATAACGGCCGATAGAAATGATTCAGATAATTTCCCAATTACTCAAAATGAGCTCAAAGAGCTTGAAGGAAGAATTAAAAATGCCAATGCCTAAAGGATATACTAGTAAATTTGGTTATGCTTCAGTAGCATCAGATGATGATTGTTTGACCTACCGTGAAATCGCAGAAATTATGACCGCTGATGGTGATAAGATTAATCACAGTACTGCACGTAACATTTTTCTTCGTGCAATGCGTAAAATTGCAAGCGAAGTTACATCGAGTTATGCAGTTGAAGATAGCTGTAATAGCAATGACATTGCGGAGGATCCACGGTTTCAGGCAGCAATTCAAGAGTTGGCAACTGAATTTTTGTAATATTTATAAACATCAAGGAGATAAAAGATGTCAATTTCATGGAATTTTTACGTTAAACGTCGAAAGATAAATGTTGAAGAATTTGTTAGATCTAAAAAATGTAAGACTTATAATGAGTTTTGTAATGCCCTCAATCAGCATGATGTAATACCACCGCTTGAAAAAGAAGTGTCAGCGTATTTTGTTAAGTCTCCGCCCAAACCTCGGGTCCGGCCACCACAAAAAGCAAAACCATTAAAGAAGCCTTCGCCTAAAGAGCAGGTTAAAGATAGTGAATCTAAGCCTGAGCCTAAAGTGAAAAAAAGTTCAAAAAGCGCAACATAAAGTGTCTATTGTAGAACTTGCTCATGGTGCAACAATAGATATAGACTCAGGTTTGATTAATTTGCCAATTGGTAATGTAACACTTAATTTTTCGCTTGAAGAATGGTTGGTGTTTGCAGGCGTTATTGACGATATAAATACGGTAATTCAAGTTAATACATTGGAGAATGTAATGAAATGTTCGACATGCAATACAATTACTTCGTATGTTCATTATGAGGAACCAGATGAAAACGAAATTAATTAAAAATAGTTTAATAAATTTAAAGCCTGGTGAATATATTTGTTCTGCTGAAGGTGCTAATGCATTATTAAAAATACAGACAAGTACACAAGGGTTGATTGTCGACATTGTTGGAGATTCTCATAGATGTGATAAGTTATTAACGGTTTTGGTCAATGGCAAATTAATTAATGTGTGGTCTGAGAAAGTGTGAAGCGTTTAATATTACCAAGCTGGTTTTGGTTGGCGCTAATTATAGTAAATGTATTTGTGTTTACGGTTGGCTTCTTTGTCGCCGATAGAGGTTTGATGGCCACAGCATTATTTAGTGGCTTATCATGTTATTGTGTTTTAAAATTAAATGGAGAAAAAAATGAATAATAATAAGACGTTACTGGTTGAGTTTGTTGAAAAGTATACCAATATTGAGAATGAGCGCAAGCTTCTTGGTGAAGATAGAAAACTATTAATTTCGGATTATAAAGATAAGCTAGACGTTAAAGCAGTTCAAGCTGCGATGCGAATTGTAAAGATGCGTGCTAGTTTAGACATATCCGACACCGAATTTGACAATATGCTTCTTGCACTTGATCGTATTACAACGGTTTAATAAATGGCTTTTCGGAAAATTTTAAAATTTCCACATCAAGATTTATTAAAAAAGTCAGAATTGGTTTGTGATATAGATGACTCAATCGTTGCACTAATCAATGATTTACGTGATACAGTTAATGTCGCTGGTGGGGTTGGATTATCTGCTCCACAGGTTGGTGTATTAAAACGAGTTATATATGTCGCATGTGATACTTTTTCTGATATATTAATAAATCCTGTTATTAAAGAAACCTATGATTTTGCTGGTGTACAAGAACAATGCCTTTCATTTCCAGGTGTATCAGAAATAGTTCCAAGATATTCTAGAATTACAGTAGAATATATAGATGAATTAGGTCAAAGTCAAATCTCAGATTTTGATGGTCTTGTATCACAAGTAATCCAACATGAAATTGATCATTTAGATGGAAGGCTTATTATCCATCATCTTAGTAGATTAAAGCAGAGGATGATAAGAAAACGTGTCGAAAAGGTAAAGAATAAGGTAAAAAAAATATTGAAATCTTCAGATAATTCTAACATAGGTCGTAGTAAAAAAAATAATCATTTAAGTAGAAAAGAAGTAAAATTGCGTCGTAAACGCCGTAAACAAAGTCTTTAAATTGAATATTTAAAGATATGGAGGTACTTAATATGACTGACATCGAGCGCGCCCGAATTCGTCAATACTCGTTTAGAAAATATAATCTAATGGGACCAAAATCTTTAATGGTTGCAAGAAAAAAATTGTGCCAAAAGATAACAAATATGACAAATATTGATGAAGATGCATTAAACGAGATAATTAATGATACCATTACAGAAAATGACTGGTCTGAACCAGAAGCACTAGCATACTTTGAATGTACAAGCATTGAGGATAGAATTTAGATGGAAATTGAAATAGATGAATTGTTAGGTATTGCAACAACATCGGAACTTGTCTCCGCAGATATTGCACAAGAAATATTAAGCTTAGGAATGTCAGAATTTTTAAGCCATGGCATAAGCTATGATGAGGCTATTAACTTGATTACAAAGGCACAATTATCTGTTGCACATCAAGCACACCAAAAGTCATTACTTGTTGTCGACACCAGTGATAGTGAATAAGCGGTTGTTATAAATGTCTGATTTATTACAAATTCGTGTCGACTTGTTACTTGAGTCATTAACAAAGACAGACAAGAAAGATATTGAAAAAATGATTAAAAAGATTGTTGCTGACAACGACAAAACAAAAAAACAAGATTTTCAAGATTTTTTTAGTAAAGAAGTAAAAACTCAGAAATTTAAAAAAGCGTTAAATACAATGATTCAAGATGAACTTAGCAAAGGTTTAAAGTCAAAACAGTCTAAAGATATTACTGTTGATATAGTAAAACGTGTAATGGTTAAGTTGTATCGAGAATTGGCATATAATTATTCACCTGTTATTGATAGAATCAAAATTTAAATACGAGAATTATTATGGTTACTTTTTTTAAAATTATTTTAACATTGTCTTTTTTCTTTGTTATTACTTTACTTTTAATGGGTTCCAGTGATGAAAAAAGACAATCACAACCCGCGCTGGAACCAGCAATAGAAAATATGCGGTTTGAACATGTACCTGGTACGGTAAGAAGAGGAGTTAACAGTGAGAAAAAATTCAGTTGGAACATTGAGGCGCGACGTAGACGATATATGCAAAACCCAAGCCAGGCTAGATAGAAGACTAAAGTACATAAGCTGGGTAGTTGCTCTACTGTCGATATTAACAATATATAACATGTTGTAGTCTATATGCGCGAAGGTCAGCTTGTCAATATTAAGGTAGATACAAAGCTTCAAGGTGAAGGCCCTTATATAATTCTTAGAGGCCCATATGAATTTGCAAAGATCCTAAACATCGCCGGTAATAAAATTACCGAAATTACAACGTGTGTTGATCTTCTATCATCAACTGGTGATATTTTTGAAGCAATTAAGTGCAAAACACTGGAAAGAATTAAATAATGTCACAATTGATTACGGGCGTTTTTATGTTTGCTGTAATGCATTTTGGCATATGGTGGTCAGCAAACGCACAATTTATTGATGGTTGGGATAAGAAAACTGCTCTTACATTATCTATATTAATGTCTATTCCAATTACACTTTTGGCATTTTTTGCATCACGATATACATATTATGCGCTTGATGAAAAAATGTGGACTGTTCGCTTTTTAGCATTTGGAATGTCATACCTTATTTTTCCAGTATTAACATGGCTTTTTCTTAATGAAACACCATTTACGGCAAAAACAATTGTCTGTACAATATTATCCGTATTAATTATTTTTGTACAATTGAGATATTAATGCCTTCCCGTATTCCAGACAAGTTTTATCGCCCTCTTAATATGGCTATACTTGAGTCAAATTTTTGGTTGGAGACGAACGATCCAGATTCTGCAGATTATAATACGATTGAAGGTGAAAATGTAGATCAAACTCCAGCAGCTGAGGTTTTAGGTCATGCGCTTACTACATTTTTTAAAGAGTCCGGTTATTTAACGAATGTTCTTGTTCGATCGCCAGATCCAGAAAATAACCCAAATTCGACATTTGATAAAAGTCACACCAACTATCCAGATAAGATTGTTATTGGTGGTGAGATGGGTTTATCCTCTAGAGGAAGAAGAATGCTTTACCTCAATCTTGCAACATATGCAGAAGATTTTGATGTTAATGATATTACACCACAAATTCTTGCAGCCGAGGCTGCTGAAACCATACGCCATGAGCTAATCCATTCAGGACAATACGATAAAAGATCGCAAGCTCAAAAAGTTTCTAGAGTAGCAGCTAAAGAAAGCTATTATGATGAAGGTCAAATATCAACGTCGAACAATCGCGAACAGTACCTTTCTGCATATATTGAAATAGATGCATATGCTCATGAATTTGCCGAATACTTGTTACGAAATTACGGTAAGCAAAAGGCACTAAGCATTATTAAGAAACCTAAAGGTCTAAATAACGTCAAGCTGCCCGATCAAATGAAAGAGTATCTAGATGGTGTTTCAAGTAAAAAGGCGTATATAAACCTGTTGAAGAAGATATATTTTCATATTAACGATCTCTTTGACAGGAAATTAATAGAAAACGTGCTTAAGCGTCTAATATCTTAGTGCCAATATAATATTTAAAGCAGTATAAAGGAACCAACAGTGAAAATTACAAAAACACAAATCAGAAGAATTATTAGTGAGAGTAGAATACTCCCCGGTGAGCGAGCCTTGGACTTATACGCAGATATGTCTTTGACCGCAGATATTAAATCGAATATGCTTAAGCTTATTGAACAAGTAGCAGACAACGCAAACCTTGATGGCTTGAATGACGATGAGGCTCTAGAATCTGCCCATGACGCATTTTGTTCACTAGTGTCGGAGATAGCCGACGCTGTTGGTTATCATCATGTCGCAAATCAAATGGACACATTTCAACGAAAGTAAGCTTTAGGGCTAATTTATGTCATATGGTAATACACCTCTTATAAAAATTTCTGATGGGATTTATGGAAAACTTGAAGCATATAATCCAACAGGTTCAGTTAAAGATAGACTGATCAAGTTTCTTATTGAAAAAGAAGTTTCTAATAAGAAAATAAATTCTGACACGGTGTTCTGTGAGGCTACATCTGGAAATACTGGAATAGCCCTTGCTTCGGCTGCTGCCTCCTTTGGTGTTATTTGTAGGATATATATGCCTGCAAACATGTCAAAGGAACGTGTGGATATGATGAGTGCCTTCGGTGCTAAAATTATAAAGGTTCCTGATAATGATTTTGAAGAAGCCATACGACAACGCGATATATTTTTAAATAAAAACAAAAATTCTTGGTCGCCAATGCAGTTTAGCAATCCAAATAATATTGATTGTCATTTTTCTACTACTGCTCCAGAAATTCATAAACAAGTCGCTAAGAAATGGTCGGCATTTATTCATGGTTCTGGTACCGGTGGAACAATCGCCGGCGTTAAGAAATATATTGATAGCTTATCACTACCAACAAAGGTCTGTCTAGTTGTTCCTGCCGAGGAAAAACATGGAATTCAAGGAATTGGCGATGGTCAAGATTTTTTAGCAACACCAAGTGAGTATGACGACATTTATATTATAAGAACTGAAGATGCAATTACACGATCAAAACAATTTGCAAAATCCAGCGGCTATTTAGTAGGCATCAGTTCAGGGGCAAATATACTTGCTGCTGAATTGTGGAAGAAAAAAAATAAACCTGATGGAGATATTATTACTATATTGGCCGATAGAGGTGAACGTTATATGTCAATTTATAGTTAAATGAATATTTAAATACAGAGGTTTTTGTGTTAGAATATTCTATGCCATTTTTTTATGAAGACAGTAATGTTCCAGCCGTGCTGTCAAAAATCTCCCCAATTGAAATCGGCGCCATTACATTGGGGCCATTTGTTTTTTCTAGAGGGAAAATAAGTGAATCAACACGTATACACGAAACAATACACTGGCAACAATATATTGAGACAGGGATAATTGGTTTTCTTGTCTTATATTTATTGTTTTGGATAATAGGTTTATTCAAATATCGGAGTGGTGTATTGGCTTATCGTAATATGCCATTTGAGCATGAAGCATATAAACACCAAGATGATGTATCATATTTGTTTAACAGATCACGTTATGAGTGGTGTCGATTAGGATATTACAATGAATGAATTAACGTTAAGACACTATATTAGAGAAGCTCTTGTATTAGATGCCGGTGCCGCTGGAACAGCCAGCTTAGACATACCAGATGGTATTAAAAATATAGATATAATGGATATAGTCACCGCAGAAATAGCCAAAGGTGATCCTACCGGTAAGAGAATGCAGCAAATTTTAGCATTTAATGAAATGGTTTACAATATTGCTATGGAAGGTGGAAATAAAAATGCATGGCAAGCAATTGCCGAAAAAATGTTGGCTTATTGGGGTTATAATGTTGAAGACCAAACAGGCGCCGATGCAACAGGAATAACTGTTTTTTACGATGTTGAGAAAGACAATATATACTATTCAGTAAAATCATCGTTTAAATCAGGTGCTAACAGCTATAGGGCTGCTACATCAAGCTCCAATGTTAAAATTCAGTCTATTTGTGCACTTATTATTAAGGAGCCTGAAAAGAACGTATTGGGTAATATTGGGTGTTTTTGTAACAAGAAGAACCCTATCATAGGGTGGGGACAAGTTACTGCTCCAATATCAAGAGAAGCAGTGATAAAGAATATTTTGTCTATTGTTTCTAGTGATAATGATTTAGCAAAAAGATTTATCGATGCAACAGAAAACAAACCATCTTCTTCCATTGCTGATAAAATTATTAGTGATATTAAAAATTATTTTGCCTCGGCCGGCTTAACACCAGCAGATGGTCGTATGGGCTTAAGCCCTATGGCTGCAGTTCTTGGTGATATAAATGAAAAAGAAATAGGATCTCTTACCCTTGTAGATCCAGTTGAGCTTTTTGAAAAAACATTGGGTTCAGGTATAAAAGATGGTGTTCGTTCAGATGGCACTAAGGTTGCTCCTGAAGAGGATAGATCTGACTTTTTAAGAAGAATGAGATCTGTCGCTAGAACGTTAAGTAGCGTTGAGATGGAAGATGTTATAGCGGCGGCTATAGGAATGTTGACATCTGCTAAGCCTGATGCACCATTGGAGGAAACCTTAAGACAATTTACTCCTTCTACACAAGCTTATCTTAGAGAGCATTTTAAAATAAATGAATCAAGATTATTAAAAAAATATATCCGAAGTTTACTTGAATGTGGTGAAGAACCAGGGCAAACTTTACAACCTCTTATGGATCCCTTATTTAATCTTCGCGAAATAGTAAAAGAGCTAACTCTTCTAGAAGATCATATGAATAATCCGTCAAAACAATGTCCGGATTGTATTAACAAACATTTAATGAAGTGTGAGGCCTTGTCTGAAGAGGCTATTTCTTTAGATGGTGATAACCAGTACCCATTTATTTCCAGTGTACCACAGGTTATTAGAGGGTGGCATAAGGCCGTATTAGATAACGATGTTATACCTCCAGCTGTTCCAGCTGAGATGAGAAGATTTAGAAAAATGATTATGCCACATGTGGCCAATAAATTTGAGGTTTAGTATAGCAATGAAAATTACTAAAACAAAAAAGAGGATTTTAAAATGAAAATCACAAAGAGACAGCTACGAAGAATTATTAGAGAAGCTTTTACAACGGTGTCTGATGAAGAATTTGACAGGGACACCTTTGCAGACTATAGGGGTGGACTACGAGATTTAGTTCCATCAGATCCAAAGCGCCCATGGGGATCATATGCTGGTGTTGGTGATGAGACATATTCTGATACTATTGTGATGAGTCCAAATGGAGACTCAGTCTTGGTTGATGGTCTAGAAACTTATATACAAGATGTACCCTCACAATTACACCATACTTCAGGTTTTGAAATGAGTAAGACCGATGCAGATAATTTAATATTCGCCCTTGAAACTCAGGAACAAGATGGTTATATAGAGCTTGGTGTCGAATACAAAAATGGAAAATGGAGTTGGTAATGAGAATTACAAAGAGACAACTACGAAAAATTATTAGAGAAGTTAGCGACTGGTATGATGACGAAAACGAGACGCTTGCCGACAAAAAATTTCGTGACTCCTATGAGAGTGAAAAACGGCCCCGCGATGATTTACGAAATCGAGTACATCAATACTTGATTGATAAAAAGTTTTTCAAAGGACGTAATCTCAATGGCCGGCCACAGATCGAGATATTCTGGGGACCACCTGAAGGACCAGATGTCCCAAAAGGTGCAGGATATACAAATCCCGCCCATGATTTTCTAAAATCAGCAGTTGAATCCGGTGACATTGACTGGGCCACATGGGAAGAAATTGAGCCTATCTGGCGAGAAATTGACAGATCAATTAACTGACATTTAAAAAGGAGATAACAATGAAAATTACAAAAAGACAACTTAGAAGAATCATTAGAGAAACTGGCCGGCCCGAACACGATGCCGAAGCCCGCGGCATGGTGGCTTCATACCGTCAAGGTTACAATGATGCCTATCGCGGACCAGGATATAAAAAACGTGGCAATCGCGAATATCTTCGAGGGTACCAACAGGGTGTTGCTGACGTCGAACAAGGTAAGCCCCCACCGGACGGCTTCCGGCCAGCCCGGCGCATTAGGGAAGCCGAAGGCTCTACCAAGAAATACGATGATGACTCTGCGCTTAAGGGCGGGCAAAGCAAACTTCCTGATGCCCTTCAAAAAGGGATCATTGATAAGACAGTTGATGACCGTGAAGAGCGTGAAGAAGAAGAGAGAGAAGAGAAGAATGAATCCGTACAAATTATAAAGCGACAGCTTAGAAGAACTATTCGCGAAATGATGAGGGGTCCAGCTGCTGAGATGGCTGCAGCCGCTGCAGAGACCGGTGCAGCCGGTATGGCACATCGCCGTGATGGCCTCGGTAAAAATATCACCGACGTTGACTTTCCAATTATCGTAGGTTACGAAGGTAAGTCGGAGATTGCATATAATCAGGATGAGCTGGACGACATATTGGATTATGTTGCTCCTACCCATGGCAGTTCTGGAATTCCATACAGCTTAGATTCTATTTCTGATTTAGAACCACACTCTGTTCCTGTAGGTGTTGGAATAGAGCAATTGTCTGCTGGAAAGAAAATAAAGATTACAAAAAGTCATTTAAAAAGAATTATTCAAGAAACAGTATTACGTGAAAATTTAAACAGTGCTATTGAAAAAGCACTAACAATGTCAGACACTAAATCTATTAATGTTGTAATAGAAAAAGTAAAAGAGATTGTTGGTGATCAATATAATGATGAACAAATTGCAATTGCTGTTGAAGATAGCTTTGATAACGCCATGGGAATATAAAAAGTAAGATATATTTTGAACCTAACGGAAACTAAAGTGAACATTATTCGTGAATATATAAGAGAGCTTCTTGTTGAAGATTTAGCTAAGCGTCAAACTATGGTTATAGAACTGATAACTGAAGAAGACAATTCAGCAGGTCCAGGGTTTAAATACATTCACCGTGGAATGAAGATTGATATAGGTAGTGCACCTCTCGCCTCACAGATAAGAAAAGTAGCACAAAAGAAATCAGCCGGTATAAGTGAGCGCGAAGCTGGTGCTTTTATTATGGCCAAGTTGAAAAACGAAGAAATCGGTGAATCTTGGACAACAAATAGAGATGTAGCTTCAAACTTTGCAGATGTTTGGGAGGCAACCAATCGAGGCAGCACTCTTCACGTGATGTTTACTGGCAAGATTCCAAATAATTTTGGTTATGATCCAACAATAACTGGTGAAGAGCCTGCGATGTTTGACGATGAAAGTGAGGTTCGAATTCCAAAAGGCGAAGAAATAGAAATCTCTTCTGTTTCTGTTTTTATTGCTAGTAAGGCCAGCGGCAAAAATTGGATGAAATTTCGCCCAGTCGCATTTAGCTTAGGCAAGGTAAGAGCATGAACCTACTCCGCGAATACATAAGAGAGCTGCTAGCAGAAGACGCCATGGGCTTTGTCCACGATCTTGCAGCTACATCAGAAGAGTTTGGTGAAGAAGGCGAAATGTTCTTTGGTGGTAATCCCGGAAAAGGCGGAGGCAAGGCAATTAAGCGCGCATTCAATGCAAATGCTGATCACCAATGGTTGGCAACACTAGACACTGTCCATTGGACCGGTGAGATTTACAATATGGAAGGGCTTGTTGGAAAAGGAAAGGACGAACTTTCTGCAACAATGACGCTTCCAGGCGAAGATTTTGATTGGCAGCTTTATTATGGATTATGGATAAAGGGCCGCATAACCTTAGCAGCAAATGATCAAGACGCGTTATATACAGGTCACTATTCGACAGGTACTCCAGACGAGAAACAAGCACATATAGATAAATCTTCTGGAAGAAACAAGCTGCCATCCGTCTCAAAAGATTATAGTCGTTACGGACAACTTAAACGTGGGAACGAATATGCCGAAAGGACGGCGAAGAAAATTCCATATCTTTTAGACCAGTCTATGTGGAATCCTTCTGGGAATAATAACGAAGCACTGGTCGACAATTGGAAACCTGTTGGAATAATCCTAACGAAATTCGACGAGATAGATATCGTTTCAGGATTGGGGTATGTTGAGGGCACCAAAGAAGATATTGAAGAATTTACGCTTGGTGTGACGAAACAAATTCTATTAACGGCCCTTGCGTTTGGTGTACCAGTTTATGATACAGAGCGAGAGTTATTATGGAGCCCGGAATGAAATTCATGTCATTTCAGAGCTGGCTGGCACAAACAATAGCAGATGATGGTTGTTGTCAATCTGAAAACATATCATATCTTTGGGCTGATCCGAATCAGGAAGATGTGCTGGATTATTTCGCCACTCAATATGATTTAAACACTATACGGATGGAAGACATTCAAGCTGCTGCCGATGAAATGTATCAGAAAACTCAGTCTGCCATAGCCTCTGATTTTCCAGATGAGATTCAAGTTTGGCGGTGTGGTGGATTAGCCGGTGATGTAACATCGGTGACGACTAACAAGAGAGTTGCTGATGGTGGGTGTAGCGGTGGTTATTATGGTGGCAAGGATGCCACCGTCACATCATATATGGTAAATCGTTCTGATGTTCTAGCTTCGGTTGAGCATCTCTGGCCCGCGGGCGATTTTGTGGAGGACGAACTCTTGGTCCGCCCCGGAGCACTCCGGCCAATGAAAGAATCTTTACTCCGTGAATACATAAGAGGGCTCCTAGAGGTTTAGAATGAAATTACTTAGAAAATATATAAAGCAACTTTTAAAAGAAGAATATAACATTGAAAAAAACAAGTGGACACTTTTAGGACCTGACGATTTAAGACGTGATGACGTAATGCAACAATTATATGATATGACGTGTGAAACTTATGGTCCAATTGGTGGTCACCCAAAAATATCATGTCCTTTAGCATTAAATAAATACATGTATTGGATTGTCGCAGATATCGATGATGATCCAGAAATTGATGTTGGAATGTATGGAAAGCCAACTGCTGCCGGCCATAAAATGGGTGGTGCAGCAAATGATGGTACTCCTCAAGCCGCACAGGCATATAAAGAAAAGTCCGCAGAATTACGTTCTGGTGGATCAATAGATGGTGTTGGTAATTGGTATGGTGAAGTTTCCGGAAAGCCAGCGTACGCAATGTTATCAAGAGGGGCTCCGGCTATAGTAAATGAACAACAGGTCAAGGCACTATTAAAAGGCAAAGGTGTAATTTGGCATGGAATGCATCCTGATCCAGCTGCACCAGCTGTTTTTAAAAATAGCCCTGGATGGTATTCTAGAAACTTAGGTGGTGTTCTTCATACAAAAATAATTGTTGGCTCACCAAAGGTTTAACAGTGCACTCCATTCTTTTAAAAAGTTATATTAATGAAGTAGCACTCATAGATTATAACCATAAACAGATCAATGAAGCTCTTGAAATTAAAGAGCTCTTGCGTGATGTGGTTCGTACCGCTCTTGACGCTGGTGCTATAACATTGTCTGGAGGAATGGGTGGTGACACAGTTGTAGATATAATATTTGCCGTGGAGTCATCTAAAGAAATACTAAAGGCTGTTAATGATGCTATTAATTCGGCTAATGAAATTGCCCAAGCACTGAAAGCGGCCATGGCGGCAAATATAAGCTCTGGCCCCGATTCGATTTATGCAGCAGTGGAGAACGTTATAGAAACAATTGTTGAAAATTCTGATTCTGCTACTGATACCATAGAAAATATGTCTTCTAAGGTTGAAGATCTTTTAAGCCGTTTGGCTGCATCTGTTGGCGATTGGGTCGCGACTGTGTTACCTGATGATGCTGGACTTGGTGGTATATTAGTTCGCGAGACGCTTCAAGAAATTATAACAAAACTTGGTCAAAATGTTTTTGATTTTGCCAAAGGTGCATTTTCAAAATTACCTACACAAGCACAAAATTTTATAGCAAGTCCAGAAGCCATGGCTAATTTTCTTAATGAAATAGCAAATAAGATCGTTGTACATTTAAGTCCTGATGGTGAAAATAACGAGGCCAATGGTGGTTTTTTAGGAATGGCGTCAACAGCAACAAATATAGTTCAGGGTGATTATAGTAAGCTTGCAAAAGATAAAGCTGTATCATTTTTAAATGGTGATTTTAGAAAAATGATTCCTGTTGCAACACAAATTTTAAATAAACTTATTACGGCATTTTTTGGTGGTGTTGCCGTAGCACAAATATTGGCAAACTGGAATGAACGGGATGAAGATGAAGAGCAAAATGAAGAGCAAGAGAGCCAAGAAGAATCGCTAGTTCGTGACTGTATTAAACATATGCTTTATGAAAATGCAACATTAATAAATGGACATGTAAAGTGAAGATATTATTTTTACATGGTTTAGAATCTCAGCCTGGAGGTTCAAAAGTTAAATATCTTCAAGGCTTAGGGCATACTGTTTTAAATCCTCTTTTACCAAAACATGATTTCGATGAGTCAGTTAAAATTGCACAAGCGCTTATAGATAGCGAACATCCTGAAATTGTTGTTGGTTCTAGTCGAGGCGGCGCTGTAGCCATGAACATCAATGCTCAAGGTGCTAGACTAATCTTAATAGCTCCTGCATGGAAGCGTTTTGGAAATTCTTCATCTATTCCGGTAAATACAACAATATTACATTGTAGAGACGATAAAATTGTACCATATAAAGATAGCGCTGAATTAGGTGTTAATTTAATGAGTTGTGGTGATGATCATAGAATGTCTGACAAATTGGCTTTGACGGCTCTTGGACAAGCAGTTGGCTTACAAAAAGATAAAAATATGAAAACAGAAAATTTTCTTCGTAAATATATAAGAGAAACGTTGTGTGAATTTATAAATCAGCCGATTGGAACAGTGGATGGCGACGACCCTCGTCCCACACCATCAGAAGAAGAATTTGTTACTGGGCAGGATATTTTGGCTGGTTATATTGTTGTAAGTGATTCTCACGATAATATCATAGTAGGATACGCTCCAATAACCCGTACTGATGGTCCTGATAGACCCTTCCTTGTAAGGACGACTGACACCAAATGGCTTATTCCCTTTGGTATGGTGAGGGCCTTATATCCTCAAGTGGAGGACACATTTAACTGGGTCGATTCAAAGGAAGACTGGCGAGATCTCGGTGTTGGATCTCGTGGAACGGTTGGAAATTTTTCATGGGAGTGGTTAGAAAATGAACCTACTCCATGAATACATAAGAGTTTTACTCGAGCAAGAGCAAGGATCGAAAGGCAGTCTTATTGTTGTCGACATTCAACCAGAGTACGAGAGCGGCACACTGTTCGATGTCGGTGATATGTTAAGAGCTGCAGCAGAAGATTATTCCAGAGTGTTATTCTTATTCAACGGTGAAGACACTCTTGGTATGGTTTCAGAATCTGCACTAAAGAACTTCTATTTTGAAAAGCTTGACTACGATGAAGAAGTGTTTGATGAATTACTATCTAAGTCAGAGTTTTTTGACAAAGGCTACGGCTTCTTTAGGGACGTCATGGATTCCGATGCTTGCTTTGACCGCAACCAGGTTGTGAAAATCGTCAAATATATGATCGATAAAGACATTCAAGATATTCGTGATCTTGAAGAAGAAGACATTGAAGTTATTGGGGTTAGTGAGCTGTTATTTGATGATCTTGAAGACTACGGATTCTGGGTTCCTGAACTATCTGATGAGTTGCCTAATTGGAACGGATCAGATCTTGTAGGTGGCGCCAGAAACGAATGTATGGCTGAAGTTGAGATACTCGGCGTAGCACAAGGGTTAAGCTTTAATCACGTTGACAAGTTCATATATGAGGGCGACAATAGATATATAGAAACCTTGACAGAGGCTGCTACGTTTAAGCATAAGGGATCTACGGTTTATGGACACAAGATAGAAGACTTGCTCCGTAATCTTAAGAGGGGCGAAGGCATATATGAAGACGAAGGACTTGAAATGATAGAATTCCAGAAAGATTATCTGGAAGGCATGTCGAAGAAGCCGTCAGTCGAACTATACAGAGTAGTGTTTGCAAAGTCGATTGATGATGTCGATAGAAGTAATCTCGGGCATCACTATACAGACGACTATGATTCGTTCACTTTGCAGATGATGGAATCTTTGTTATCTCAGGCGAGGCAGGAAAACCCTTCGCTTGAGCTGGAGGACGCTCGGATAGTAAAAGTAAGCGCCCCGGCAAATGCGATAGATTACGAAGAAGTTATGAGGACATGGTCATTATTCCCATATGAATATGAGATCACTCTAGGCGACACTAGCGGCGTAGAGATACTTGACATAGACGATGCTTACGAAAGTAGCGAGAGATAAATATGAACCTACTCCGTGAATACATAAGAGAACTCCTCACTGAATCTGTCGATCCCAAAATCATGTCAATGATTGATAAACTCGAGGAACTAGAAGGTTTTGTTGAGATCATGCCAGACAGAGCAGTGATTATGATTAACAAAGTTGTTGGGGAAGATCGCTATCCGGTTCCACTCGGCCATGTGGCGTGGGGAGAAGGAAGGCTCGATGGTCCATGCCTTGGAGCAAAAATAGTATCTTCATCCACTATGAAAATGGGTTTTGGTCCGCTTGCTTACGATGTTGCGATTGAGGTAACCGGCGGACTAACATCAGATCGAGATTCAGTTACGAAATATGCAAATGCTGTCTGGGATCGATATATGAATGGTCGTCCTGATGTCCAAGTGCTACAAATGGATAATGATCGAAATCACCTAACTCCTGAAGACGAAGATAATTGTGAACAACGTTCCGCCAGAGTCGATTCAGGAGGATGGTCACCACCAGGCAGCTTTTGGGATTCTTCTTTGAGTAAGGTTTACAAAAAATCAGGCACTCCAGTCATGGATGAGTTGCGCCGAAGAGGGATGTTAGACTAATGGAACTCATCCGCGAATACATAAGAGATTTGATAAAAGAATCGATAGCTATCGGCCAATGTTATCCTCACGCTGTTAATATGGCAAAAGATTCAAAAGTGTCAGATAGAAATGATCTGTCGAAATTCAAGGTAGTGCACGGTCGAGTTACAAACAAATGGAATGATAAGTCATTTGAACATGCATGGGTTGAAAAGGGTGATATGATATTTGATTGGCAAACCCATTCAACAAAACCAGACGGTGTTCCTCATGATGTATACTACGATATGTATCAGCCTGAGATCTACAAAGAATACACCGGTGCAGAAACAATAATGAACTGTGTCAATTCAGGACATGCAGGACCTTGGCGATGAAACTGTTACGTGAATACATAAGAGAGATGCTTAATGAACAAATAGACCTGCAGGCTGTTATAAATGATTTGGATAATCTTACTGCAGATGAGATCATGAAGCTGTGGCGTGCTGTCGCTACTGCCAGTAGGAAGAAAGAAAAGGAGATAAAAGCCGACTTTAACAAAGGCGACAAAGTCGAATTCGACCACGATGGCGAGACAATCACTGGCACTGTCGCCCGGCGAGGTGGAAAGTTTGTGAGTGTTAATGTTCACGGGTACGGCTCGCCGTGGAAAAGAAATCCATCTAGCCTGAGAAAAATATCATGAACATTCTCCGCGAGTACATAAGAGAGCTATTGAGAGAAAAACGAAATACCGCCGGCACCTTTTATCACTTTAGTAATGAAAAGTTTGATGAATTTAGTCTCTCCAACGCGTCGGATAGCGCAATATGGGGGAAGGGAATTTATCTTTCTGACGACCCTGACGATTTGAGCGGCTGGGGGAAAGAAGACAGAAACCGAGGCTTCTTGTACACAGTGGAGATAAAATCCGATCAGAAAAATATTATAGATATGACACAACCGATCCCTCCAGAAATATATGAAAGGATTGAGGCGCATCTTGAAAGACCTCTGTCAGACATAACCAAAGAGGATGGGATATTCCCTTTTAATACTTTAGATCGAAAATCTGGATCTGTGGCAAACGCAATGCGAGAAATGGGCTTTGAAGTTTTAAAGCACCCACCACCGGGTAGCCATAAGGGAAGCCATTATTTAGTCACCGAACCATCAGTTATAGGCGTTTTAGAGGTTCAACAACAATGAACCTCCTACGCGAATACATAAGAGAGCTGCTAGCTGAGGCTCCCACCCTTAACCACAAGGGGGATGAGAATTATTTCCGAGTTGAACTGGGAAGAATTGGATATGCCCAAGGTGCCCGACATCTTAGGTTCCAAGACTGTCAAGCTGACGTCGATAAAATCATGCAAACACCTGAGTACCTGGTTGCTAAAGAAAAATACGAAACCACCAACACGACGAAGGACATGGTTGAAGATCCGGATTCTCCGAATGGGTTCAGGATGCAGAAAAAACCAGCAACATTCCGGCCACCGTTCTACGATGTAGCAAATGCATGGATCCACGATGAAGATAATCGTGGCAAAGGTCATGGTAAAGAAATCTATAAAGCATTCATAGACAAAGCCAGTGAGTATGCAAAAAGAAGCGGTGGTGTCTTTATCGGAGCACATCACTGCACAATAGGTTCAGGCACATCAGAAGCGGCAAAGCGGGTTTGGAAATCTATAACTAAAAACTACACATCATCTGGTGATGTTATCTTTATAGGATTATGAAATGAGCTTACTTCGTGAATACATAAGGTTGTTAAGTGAAAAACAAGTTCGTGATCAAAAAAAGAAACGTGTTCTTTATCACATTGGTCCACGCCCTGCAAAGCCTATGCCAATGTCTCGCCCTTATGCACAGTCCTGGCGCCGGTACTGGCTCGATCAAGGTGTGGAATCTGGAGTATTTTTCTCACCCAACCCAATTGACATAGCCCAGTATCATGGAATTAGTGGTGATGTTTATGCCTACAAAATTCCAGAGTGGGTAATTGCAAAAGCAGGCGGAGTCCACAGATATGATCATGGCTCTGAAGTGTTGATTTCTGCCGATGTATGGCAAGAAGCTGGAGATGAAATAGAGTTTCTTGGAAAGAGCATGCCGGAAAAAGAGCTTTGGGAGAAGATTGAATCTCTTGGAGCTGAACCATTAAGAAGATCTGCCGGAAGCCGACCAGGCTGGATGAGTGATGACGAATGGGAAAAAGCAAGTATGAACAAAACCACACAGAGTCATATATCTGGACTAAGATCTACTAAGCATCTAAAAAACGCCATCCGCATGATGAAGCCCAATGAGCGTGACGAAGCTCTTACCGCGTTTGAGACTATTGATGTCCTTAGAAAAAAAGATTATGAGATAATAGATATGATCAAGAGCTATATGAATGAGTCATCTCTTCGGGGTTACATAAAAGAGGTGTTGGAAAGTCAACCTGAAGAGCCAGATATGACTCAATACGTTGACGATCTAGAAAATGAGATTTTTACGATGCTTTTTCAAAAGAGCACATATGACTATCTTCAGTCTCAGGATGAAGGTATAGAATCGACGATGATCATGAATACATCTCTGTTTGATGAATATAATAATATAAACGAAGTACATTTAGGTATCCTGGTGAACGATTCAGAGTCCGCGGACGTCGAAGCTGCATATGTTTGTGCCCCAGAGGAGAGGAATAAGTCGAACCTTGTGTTGAGTATCAATATTCCTAGAAACTATCCCCAGGTTGAGGGTTTCCAAGATTGGCTCAGTGCGGAGCTAGCCGATAGTTTATCTCACGAAATCCAGCACAGTTGTGATACATCCGAAATGTTGGCTGCCGATATTCCGGAAGGTGAGGCGAAATGGGAGAGTTTGGAAAACATAGAAAAGTACTATGCTTCCGAAGCCGAAACAAGAGGTCACATCGCCGGTATGATGGGAAGAGCTCGGAGGACTGAACAAGATCCTGAGAAGCTTTTGCAACATGACGTTGAAACTGTGATGATGAATGCTCTCGACAAAGGGTATACAAAACAGGAGATGATTCCCGTCGTTCAAAGAATATATGATAAGTGGTCTGAGAGATTGGGGGATCGAAAATGAAATACTTACGACAATACATAAGAGAAGTATTAGAAACTTCATTACCGGTGCAGCCTAATTCACAGATATTTTGTGACATGGATGGAGTATTAGTAGATTTTGAAACATCAGTTGTTACTTTTATAAATCACTTACTAGATGGTGGTAGTATTCCAAATGTTAAAAGAAGCAAAGGGCATTTTTACCGTCTTAATTTAATACATAAAGAAATGGGAAAAGATTGGAGGCTACAGACTGGATCCGACTTAAATCTTCCGGTAATACGATCATTTATGTTTATTAGCATCGCCGCAAATCCCGGTGCAATATTTGCTTCAATGAAACCACTTCAAGATGGTGTAGATCAACTTTGGCCGGCTTTAAATTCTACAGATTTAACAGTGAATATTTTATCTGCTCCAATCAATGGAAACAAAAGCGCACCAATGTCCGCTGCCGAGGGAAAAACAAGCTGGGTAGAGCACTGGTTAAAACCACAACCAAACAATATTATTATTACTCCAGCTCGCCAAAAGCCAGAATACGCCAACACTAATGGTACGCCAAATATACTTATAGATGATAAAGCATCAACTATTGATTCGTGGAACGCTGCTGGTGGAATTGGAATTCTTCATACACCTGGAAATAGTACAAAAACGATAACGGTTTTAAAAGAATTACTGAAATGAAAATTACAAGAAGACAACTAAGAAGAATTATTAAGGAAGAATTATACCACAATTCTTTTAGTAATTTAGATCTTTCTAGAAATCACCTATCTTTTCGAGGAGATTCACGGCTTTTTGAAAGATCATATATTACTGGAACATTAGGTCTTTCTATTCCTCTTCAGGAATCTTATCCATATTCACCATCGTTTGAAAAGCGCATTATTCATGAGCAGACACTCTACGAAAACTGGTGGGGAGACGATTGGTATCTTTTTGAGGGTGCTTATGGAGAATTATTAAAAACACATTCGGCAGAAGCTCTATTGGAGAAATTGCATGAAGGACCCATTCTTGATTGGGGAAAAGGTCTTTTATCTACTGCGGTTCAGAAAGGAAAAGAGGTAGTTAAGAAAGGTATTGAAGCTGGTAAAGAAGCCCTTATGAGTGCAGAAGAGGGCATCAAAAAATTTGGTAAGGATGCATGGAATATTTTAAGTGCAATGTGGTTAACCATGAAAGGTGGCGCAAGTGAAATTGGATCATGGGTTAAGTCTGTAGTTCGATTAGGAATCGGCTCTATGTTGGAAAGCATTGAGAAAGCACTCAAGTTTCTAGCAACAAAATTACCAGAATGGAAGATGCCCACGTTCGGTGAATATGCTCAAAAGGGTCTTGACTTTATAAATTCTTTAAAAGGCAAACTAGAGAACCTCGATGGATGGAAGGGTGTTATTACAGTCTCGGGGATTGCGATTGGATTGAAGTGGCTTTGGAATAAGGTAGGCAAATGGATAGACGAATTAAAAGAGAAGGTGGGTGGTAAATTCACTGAGACATCGGAAATTGCATCAAACGTAGCAGGTGGTATCGATGCTGCTAAAGAATGGATAAAAGAAACTGCAAAAGAAAAGCTTGCGGCTATAGGCGGCAACGCCTTTAAGAAAATTATGGGAGTGTTGGCTTCCGTATCATCAGGTGTAAAGCCGTGGTGGGATGCAGCTGTAAAAGTAGCCGGCGGAGTAGAATTAATTATTTCTTCCCTTGGAGATGCAGCCAGTCGCTTTATGCGAATAAACAAACCAAAAGAAGTTCAGACGGAAAATATAAAAATTACAAGAAAACAACTTAGAAAAATTATTAGAGAAGTTTCAACTCCAACACTTCAACAATGGGCAAATCAACATAATTTACCTATAGACTTAGATCCGATTACTGGAGAAGAAGTTATACTCATTGATGATGAATTTGCAATGAGACAAGGAATTCCGGACGGTGCCCAATGGAGTGTTGAGCGATCATATGATGATGATGGTTGGGTTGTATCAATCCCAAATTCTGATACACTAGGGTTTGAGGAAATTTCATATGGTGGCTTAGACGATATGGATGATATAGAAATGCAGGTTAGAGGTTATTAATAAAATGAAGAAATGTACCTTTTACCTTATAGGATTAAGATAAATGAGTAATTTATTAAGAACATATGTCCGTACTGTTTTGACTGAATCATCTAAATGGTTAGGTATGACACCTGCAGATATTCTTGTTGATTTAAAGCGATTAGAAGGTAAGAACATTATATTTTTCGACACCGAAACAACTGGGTTAGGCCCTAAGAAATCGCAAATTACAGAAGTAGCAGCGATGGTTGTACCATTGACAGGGTGGCAAGATAAATTTGTTATAACACAATCATTTCATGAAAAAGCAAACCTTACACCTGAAACTGTTGATAGAGCGAATGCCCACGATGCTGAGAGAATTCAGAAACTTGCTGACGATCCAAACTACAAGCCATCAGCAAAATCAGAGCGTGAATTACTGAGTATGACAAACTATGGTAGTCATTCTAAAGATTATATGGATGAGCATAATCTTTTAGTTACATATAGCGAATGGTGTGATTCAATTCCCAATAAAGTATATGCTGCTCATAATGCTCCATTTGACATGAGGATGTTAAATGGTAGGTTAAGAAAGTATGGTGAGAAGCCAATACCAAAAGCCGAGGTTTTAGATACCTTAACACTAGTGCAACTATTCCTTCAACCGGTAATAAAAGCTGCTACACCAGATGGAAGAACGGCTGATATGGCTTCTAAGCTAGATACAGGTCGAAGGGGTTTATACAAATATTCGTCTAGACTGGGAACTCTTGCAAAAGCTGCTGGTGTATCCATTGATAATTGGCACAGTGCTGATGCAGACGTAATAATGATGATGAGTGTTGTCGCTGCCGTAATAGACGAAATTGAAAATGGCGAATATGATTCAGAAAAAGCTGCTGAAGGATCTAAGTTTGCTCAAAAAAGATATTTTAGAAAGCGTGAGAAAAAATATAGAAAAGAAAAAGCAGCAAAGAAGAAATAAGGAATGAAACACTTGTCTGAAAAATCAATTCTTAGAGAATATATTAGAAATTTGTTATTAGAATCTGCTTCTGCCCCAAAAGTTATTTTCCTTGCAGGGGCTCCTGGATCTGGAAAGTCTACAGTAATTCAACGTTTAGGATTAGCCAATAAATTTGAGATAGTAAATCCTGATGATGCATATGAAGAAGCAAAAAGAAGGGACAATCTTCCATTTGACAAGACAGATATATTAGATAAATACAAGCCAATAAAAGATGAATACTTGGCCGCCATCGCAATAGATGATCAAGAAACCATTAATAGATTAGAACCTGAATATTTGCGTTTGAAAGCACCTCTTTCTGCTGATGCAAAGGCGTTTAGTGCAGCAAGATCAGGGGCAAGTAAAAGAAAAAAGCAATTAGCGGTAGAAAATAAAGATTTTTTGGTTGATGGTACAGGTGGTAACTTTAACGAAATTAATTCTCAAATAAAAAAGTTACGCAACATTGGGTATAAAACGGCAATGATTTATATCGATATTGATTTGGAAACATCAATTGCCAGGAATATTGATAGAGGTAAAAGGGGTGGCAGAAGATTGACCGACAGTGCTGTTGAAAGATCTCATTCAGGTGTCACCGCAAATAAAGAATTATATAAAGATTTGTTTGGAAAAAACTTTTTTTATATTGATGCTTCACCGGCAGGTTATGAGAAAAGCATCAACAATGTAGCACAAGAAATAAAAGAATTTTTGAGATAAGCTAATATGATAAAAAATTATAATACAACATTCGACGGCCCAGCAAACAAAATTAGTAACGGTCAATTTCAGTGGTTTTCGTTTTCACTTGAATCAGGTTATAAGAACAAAAAAATTCAATTTATATCTAGTCACCTATGGCTTTTCGGATTTCAAATATTTGAGATCTGCTTTAAAAGAATAAATTAGCGATTTTCTTTTAATTCAGTAATAACAGCATCAATTTGTTCAATGTGTTGTTCTGTTAATGGTGCACCATATACTAGTGTTTCTAAAACTTGAGGGTGCCCATAAAAGCTTTCTACACTCACAGCACTCAATACACCTATTACCCTTCCGCGGGAATTTATAAAGCCAGATCCTGAAGCACCGAACCATGCATATCCTTGAATTGCTAGTTGACCATTATAATTTGGATTAGCTATTGTACATGCAAATGTTAACATTTCGTGAGAGCTTGGATAGCCACTATAAATAACGGTGTTTCCAGCTTCAATTTGTGGATAAGCATCCATACGTAAAGAATTAAGACCTGCTATTTCTCCTGTAATTAAAAACGCAATATCGGCATCGTCGTCTTTCCATAATAAAGCACCAATGTTTTGTTGTCCACCACCCTCGATTAAAAAAACTTGCCCTTGTGTCACAACATGAGCCGCAGTAAGTATTCCATGAATACCATTATGTCGTACATAGGTTCCTGTACCATGCCCTCCCGATGGTGTTGTTATTTTAACTGTTGCTTCTCGGCTTCTTTCATAATGTCGACTATAATGTACATTGTTACTATCAATAATTTGAGAAGCCGCATCGTCTGATGCGGCAGCCGGTGATAAAAATAATAAAAAAGTACTAAATATAGATATTATTAAATTGTTTAGTTTCATATTCACTCCGTTGACTATATTTAACTATACAAGAGATTACTATGAGTCATAAAGTTTTAGGTTATATTAAAGACAGCTCTGATTTTCGAACAATTGCAGAATGGCAAAATATTGCCAGGCAAATATTGAAATTTCAAAAGGCTGGTTACGACACTCGATCTGGTAAATTTCGGTGCATCGACATGTTAAGTTGTAGCATTGATGATTTTGAAAAATTTAAAAATATTATAAACAAAACATTTGGTTATCTTTTTCATGATGTTGATCGTTTTGAAAATGTTAACATGAAAAATTTCTTTAATTTTATTGAAGATTTCGTTAATTATCGTGTTTGGTCAATTCATAATGAATTTGAATCATACTTTAATAATTTGTCAAAATTAAAAATAGCATTTTTTTATACACGCGATGATATTGAACCATATGTTATGATTGACGATGAATTTACTATACAAGCATATGGTAAACTTTATAATCCTAAAGTTTTATACCACTATACGACACCTGATGGTGCAAAAAACATTACAGCCGCCATAAAGAATAAACAAGAATTTGACATATCATGCTTTACTGTAATTCGTAGACCGTTTTTTAGAAAGCAGTCTACAACGCTATTGACCCTTCTTGGAAGTGTTAGGGCTGGTTTTAAGAGTGATATTAAATCATATGCAATAAATAATGGCCGCCGAGCTTGTAATCTTTATCGACTTGGTCATCCTGGCACCGGCAACAATTTGTGCTATGATATTGATGCTTGTGGCGAAGACGCAGAAACGTCATTGTGGAACGAATATATTACGACACCACTAAAGATAATAAGTTCTCAAGAAATTTAATCACGTGTGGAGTGTTTATATTGTAGAGTGTATTGATCGTTCTTATTATTGTGGTATTACAACAAACATTACAAGACGATTAAGGCAACATAATTCAGGCAAAGGTGCAAAGTATACCCGCGGCCGCGGGCCTGTAGTATTAAAGGCTATAACATATGTAGATACTAAAAGTAAAGCCTTGAAACTTGAAGCAAAAATAAAAAAACAAAAGAAAAAAGATAAATTAGCTTATTTATTGAGTCATTAAAACATTTTTTTGTAGATATTTAAGAATGTGATACTACAAAATAAAGCGCTAAGTGTTATTTTTATGTTTCTAATATGTCTCATATCTTTATCATGTTCCGATTATAAACTACGTACTATTCCTGATGATCCAGCACCTGAAATTTCTGTAACACCAACAGTAATTGATTATGGTCCAGTTTTTGCAGGCGTTGATAAAGCTGTAGCAGATATTACAATAAGCAATCTTGGCACCGCGGTGCTTCACATTTCGTCAATTGAATTGGTCGTCGGAGATACTACGTTTTCTGGAACAATAAGTCATAGTATAGATGTTAACCCTGGTAATAGCATAATAGTTCCAGTTGAATATGAACCATTTACATATTCAACAAATATTGACAAAATACGTATATATTCAAATGATTCTGATGAACCGACTGTTGATGTAGATGTTTCTGGTACTGGCGATGCTCCAGTTATTTATGTAGAACCAGATTATTATTCGTTTTTTGATATATACGTTGGTTGTGGTACTTCAATTCCAATAAATATAAGCAATACTGGAAATATAGATCTTGTAATTGATTCATTAAATCATTTTGCAAGCCTACCAGCAGATTTTAGTTTGTATGATTATGAGCCATTTTATGGTATGGTTCCAATAGTAGTCCCCCCCGCTACTACAATAACACTTGAAATAGCTTATTTACCAACTGATGCTTTTGACGATCTTGGGTATTTAGAAATACATTCAAATGATCCAATGACACCAATAGCATATGCTGATCATGATGGCGATGGTGACTATGAAACGTGGGTAACTGATACATTCGAACAGAATGAAACAACTGATGTTGATATATTGTTTGTTGTTGATAATTCTGGCTCAATGGGATCAAATCAAACAAATTTTAAAAATAATTTCGCTTCCTTCATGGCGGTATTTTCATCATCAGGTGTTGATTATAGAATTGCATTTATTACAACTGATTCTGAACAATTTGTTGGCTCTGTTATTACGCCAGCAGATAGTGATCCTGTTGGTCTTGCTGATAGTATAATTGATACGATTGGAACCAGTGGAAGTCCATTAGAATCAGGTCTGTATTATTCTTATTTGTCCACAACATCAGGATATCCAGCATCAATTGGTGCCGGATTTCTACGTGATGACGCAAAACTTGTTTTGATTTATATATCAGACGAACCTGATCATTCTAGTAGAAATAGCACAATGACTGAGTCTGATTATGCGTCATGGTTTTATTCACTTAAAACTGCTGTCAATAAAATTGTAGCGCATGCTGTTGCAGGTGACTATCCAGCTGGATGCACTAGTAATGGCGGCGCGCAATTTGGCGATGGATATTATGATTTAGTTGGTTTGCTGGGTGGTTCGTTTATGTCAATATGTGATTCAAATTGGGGTACTGCTATGGATACCTTAGCTCGTGAATCTATTGCTCAAACAACATTTTCCTTAACAGAACATGCAATTGATGGTACTATTGAAATTGAAGTTGATGGTGTCCCATCAACCGGTTGGTATTATGATGAAGCTACGAATTCTGTACAATTTACAGTTATTCCAGCTGAAGGCAGCATAATCGAAATTACATACGCAGTTTGGTCGTGCGAAGATGAGTAAATAATGTTTAATATTGGTGATAAAGTAGAGTATTGGTATAGAATGGGTCGGATTGGTGAAATTGTCGGCACCGAAATCCGCGGAAACAATACAATGCTTGAAGGCGGTACATTTTCAAATATCGTTGACATACTGGTAAAATTTGAAGATGGTAAAGTTGAAAAATACCCTATTAGTGATTTGCGGTTAGCAAATGAGTGAATTTGACGCTGTCTATTCATCACTATCTTTAAAAACATCACTTGAGGAATTACTTGATTGGAATGAAGATCTTGTTGATTATTTGACAGGTGCTTGGAGTACGCTGCCAGCGTGCAAAACTCAAAGCGCAACAATTGCACTATATGTAGGGCAGTTACCACCAAAAGAATACAAAAAATATTCAGAAAAATTAGAAAAATGGCTACTAACCAATTATAATAAAATTGTGAGGTAGGAAATTTGTTACTTATAGATAATAATAGAAGTGGTGATATAACCATTTCTCAATTTACGAATGAAAAATTAAATGATGTTATAGTAGAATCAACATCAAACGATGTATTTACATTATTTATTGATGTTGAAACTACAGGTTTGTCATACGACAACGATAAAATCATACAATTAGCATGTAGGCCAGTGCTGTTTGACAAAACGACTGGTAAAATTACTAGATTGGCTGGAAGCCGGACGTTTTATAACGATCCGGGTTTTGAAATTTCTAGTGAAATTACTGCTTTAACAGGTGTCTCAAATACACAAGTAAAAGAGCAGAGTGTTGATTGGGAATGGCTTGCAAAGATTATGGCGAAAGTTGATTTTGTTATTGCACACAATGTTAGATTTGATAGACATTTTGTAAAGAAACATATGATTGATGCTGACATTGTTATACCTGATACTATTTGGGCATGCTCAATGTCACAAATAGATTGGCGGCAAACGTGTACTGCTGGTAGATCATTGGAAACACTAGCTGTATTTCATGGTTTTTATTATGCTGCTCATGATGCAACAGCTGATATTAATGCGTTAATATATTTGCTTGCTATATCTAATAGAGCCTCCGAATTATTTTCAGTGGCTGCAAAATCAGAGTACAGGGTTTTTGCGGTAAAGATTCCTTATGGACATAATGACGAATTAAAGTCTAGATCATATAAGTGGGATCCGGATGTTAAGATGTGGTGGTGTGGATTTAATAGCGAAGAGGACGCAGAAACTGAGAATAAGTGGATGCAGGAGAGATTTAAAATAGAACCTCAGATCTTTGAGGTTAAACCTTGCCATTTATTTGATTGAGCTGTAATATTTATTTAATAATATAGTGAGGTTCCAATGTCATCATCGATAACTAAAAAAACACTGACGATATCAATTAATGAAACAATTGATATTGGTCCAACAGGCGATTATAGCAACAAGACAAAATTCACCATTTCAGGTATTGGTGAGGTCTCAAAACGAATATTGACTGTTCCAACACATCAAGTATCTGTACTTGCATTATCTTCTTCAGCTGGAGCAGGAACATTTGCTAGTGGTAGTTTGAAATATGCTCGAATTACAAATCTAGACAATGAAAATTATGTAAGACTTACGTTTATGAGTTCATCTGCTGGATCGGTTAAAAATAAATCAGTGTTTAAGCTTGATCCATTAAGATCATTTATTGTAACAAATGATGCATATTCAGGTTCTGGTGTTGGAACAACTTTTGACACGTTTCAAAGCTTTACCGATATAAAAGCAAAGTCCAACTCTTCGTCTTGTGACGTTGAAATTTATATAGCATCAAAATAGACCACTTGATTGAAATGGGCGAATTAATTGATCTACAAAAATATCGTGAAGAATTACTCATTGCAGAAATTCAAGATCTTAAGCGCCAACTTTTAGAAATTTGTCAAACGTTTAATTGTGAAGATGAACTTTTGCAAAATTATGGCTATTATAATAATGTAGGCGATAACGGTTATTTCATGTTGCTCTATCCATTATCAAGCCTACCTTATTTTTACTAATGGAAGATACATGAAAATCTCAAAGGCATATTGCTTTGACGATGTTTTAATTAAACCAAAATATTCTGATATTTCTTCAAGAAAAGAAATCAGTCTTAGCGTTCAATTTGATAAAAACAATACACTTAAAATTCCAATAATTTCAAGCCCTATGGACACAGTAACTGAAACTGATATGGTTTGCAACTTAAGTTCGCTCGGCGGCTTAGGAATTATTCATCGATACAATTCAATTAATGAACAAACACAAATTGTATCGCGGGCAAAGAGTTCAGGTGCCCAAAATATTGGCGCCGCAATTGGTGTTGGTGATGATGCAATTAAAAGAGCCAATGCTCTTATAAAGTCAGGCGCTAACGTTATTTGTATTGATATTGCCCACGGCCACCATGCCCTTATGAGACATACACTTGCAACACTCAGAAACACTTTTGGTTATGATGTTCATATTATGGCTGGAAATGTTGCCACATTAAAAGCGTTTAATGATTTGGCTGATTGGGGGGCGTCCTCAATCCGCGTTGGTGTTGGGGGAGGAAGTATATGCAGTACCAGAATTCAAACCGGTCATGGTGTTCCAACACTTCAATCTGTTTTTGATTGTACCCGATCAGATCGCGGCGCAATATTAATCGCAGACGGTGGAATTAGAAATAGTGGTGATATCGTTAAATGTATCGCTGCCGGTGCAGATGCCGTAATGCTCGGCTCTCTACTTGCTGGAACAGATGAAGCCCCCGGGGTTGTTAAAAATGTGGGTGGTGAAAATATTAAGACATACAGAGGAATGGCTAGTAAAGATGCTCAATTAAATTGGCGTGGTCATTATGCCTCAGTTGAGGGTGTTACGTCATTTGTAAAGTGTCAAGGTTCGTTGGAGAATAAGATTGGTGATTTATTGCGTGGAATTAGAAGTGGTTTATCATATAGTGGTTGTAGAAATATTACAGAATTTCAAGCAAGGGCAGAATTTATTACCCAAACTCCTCTTGGCCAAATAGAAAGTGGGACACATATTTTAAGCAAATAAATTTGAACTTATAGACAATAGTAGTTATAATCAACCTATAAATAAGTATATACAGGAGGAAGTATGAAAATTGGCCTTATTCCAATTTCTGCAAAGCCATATCACATTGGACATCATTATCTTATTGAGCGCGCCTCTCTAGAAAATGATTCGGTATTAGTATATGCTTCTATTTCAGACAGAACACGAAAAGATGAGTACCCTATTCTGGGGAGCATAATGAAAGAAGTGTGGAATAATGAGATTTTAAAGATTCTACCAGAAAATGTTGAAGTTGTGTTTGGTGGTTCGCCAATTAGAAAGGTTTATGAAGCAATTGGATTAGCATGCGAAACAAATGAAACCTGTAATACATTCACAATTTATTCAGACATCATAGATACTAAAAGCAACTACTCAATTGAAAATAGACTTAAGTATATGAATCCGTTATGGGAAAATAAATTGGTAGCATTTGCTGCAGAACAAAACCCTTCATCATTTATCCGCGGCTCAGGTGCACCCGACGTTCGTGGTGAAGATCTTAGAGCATGTTTGACAAATAATGATTTTGCTACATTTATAAAGTATGTACCAAGTCAAATTGATGCATGTAAGTACTGGGCATATTTTAAACAATGAAAAATCCTGAATTCACTGTTTATTGTGGTCCAATGTTTGGTAGTAAGACGTCAAGACTATTAACAAGACTTGATAGGTTGGTGTATCAAAAGAAAAAGTTTATTGCGTTTAAGCCTGATATGGATATTAGATATAATAAAAATTATATTACCACTCATTTAGGCGCAAAAGTTCAGGCAATTTGTGTAAAACATGGTAAAGATATTTTGCCGTATATTAATGAGGAACATAGTGTGATTGCTGTTGATGAAGCATTTATGATACCAGATATTTCTTCATCATTAATAAAATGTTATCATCAAGGAAAAACAATTCTAGTGTCTTCATTAGATATGTCGGCAACATTACAACCATTTGATGAAATGGAAAAAATGTATAGATGGGCAACAAGAATTGAGAAGTGTCCGGCTGTTTGTACAAAATGTAATAGAGACGCGTTTTATACATATAAAAAAGTATATACTGGAAATGAAATTGAAGTTGGTGGCGATGAACTTTATGAGCCAAGATGTTTTAAGCATCATGATCATTTGCGGATTATGAGTGAACGATACTAACAAGAAAATAATTCACGAGCATATTCTTGAAGCCGCTAATGCATTAACTGGATCACTACCTGAACACTGGAAGCATCCTAAAGGTAGAAATCCATATGCACATATTCCAAAGGTAATCAAGTCGGTTATGGGTTCATCGTATAAAGATTTAGATGATAGCTCATTTGATGCTGTAATGGAAATTATTTTGTACTGTAAAACCAACCCATTTTAATTTACTAGGTTTTAAATATCTCCAATATGTATTTATATGGGAGATCTTTTAGAAGAGTCAGCAATTTCTGTCGGTGATTTTGTATTTGTTATTGGTACATCAATTTATGACAATGGCAAAAAGTCAGTACCAAGTTGCCTCATTGCAATAGTTATTGCAATTGGTAAATATGAAATGTTTTTATCATGTCAAAAAACCTCTCGTGTATTTAAACGCCCAATTGAAAATTGTCGTAAAATTTCCAGTGATTTTATAAAATTACCTTATAATACAATACAATTACCAGTACTTGGTGATCTAGTATTATCTTATTCTAATTCAAGATACACAAAAGAAAAGAAGCTTGTGGGTATTTTAGTTGAAATAATTGATGATCCACCGTTATCATTAAAGGCTACAATATTAACTGGCAACACACACCATTCAGTGGACTATAGCTCATTAATTACGTTGGAGTCAAATAAGTGCCTGTAATAAAAGTTGTATTTTACAAAGGTTCAGGTGGCTTGCTACATAAAATAGTTAGGTGGTGGACAAAAAGTAAGTACAGCCATGCAGAACTGATTATGCCTGATAATGAAACATGGATTAGTATTAGCCCATTTTTATCTTCACGTGTAGCATGTCGGAAGATAGAGCATGAAATTAATGAGGACGACTGGGACACATTAACGTTTAATTTAAGTTTTCGTGAACCAGTTAAAGTATATCAAATAGAACAATTAACCAAGTTTATTAACAAAACAAAAGGGATGAAGTATGACTGGTTTGGCATGATTATATCAAATTTTAGCCCATTTCTTATAAAACATCGTTATAAATGGTACTGTTCAGAATGGATTGCTCATGCATTAGTTAATTCAAGGGTTATTATGTGGGATGATATGTGTATATATAGCACACCTAATCTTTCACCTGGAAAATTATACGATATATTGGAGAAAAAGCAAGACGTATAATTAGAAATATGTCTGAATCTATTGTTAAGATCGCTGTTGGTTCGCTTGTTACTCAAATTGAAGCAGGGCCAGCAACAGACTGCACTTCAGTGACTCACCCCGGTGAAATTGGAATAATTGTTGAGTTACGAGACACAATAGGGCAAACGGCTATATGGTCTCCACTTATGGCAAAAATTTTATGGCCAGATGGTTCTATAGAATCAAACATTGCTATTGCATCATTACAAATAATTTGAAAATAATGTGAAAGAGGCTACAACGTATGATATAATATATCTATAGAGTAGGAGATGCAGGTATGCCATTTTTGTTGCTTATTTTATGGATGTTTGACGTCATAACGTTTAAGTGGTTGCTTATTTTTGGTGGGCTTGCTCTTATTTTAGAGATTATCTCAACGTTAATTGTGTTTAATTTTTGTTTGAGCGCCATGTTTATACTTACTTCATTATTTGGATTTTAATATGGCTAATAAAAAGAAAGTAAAGACAAGAAATTGGATTGCAGTGGCTGTGCACTTTAAAACCGGTGCTGGTTTGCATAAATCAAAAAAGAAGTATACTAGAAAGATAAAGCATAAAGAGAAATATTGAACATTTCCAAAACATTGTTAAAATATACTTGAACCTATAAATGTGGTTATTAAATGAAAGACAAATTTAATATTAAGCCTGAAGATATCAGTACTTCTGATGTTACAAATGCTAAGACACTTGAAGAATTATTTGAACAAACATCTGATTTAAGAGATCGTGTTAATTCTATTGAGCGTTTAATGATGCAGATTCTTGACAAAATTGAGTCTGGCGCACCAATTTTTTGAGATGTATAATAGCGGTGAGTTTATAAAATGGTATGAATACTACGCATGCGGTACAGTATGCTCTGATGCTGGTTATGGTATTATAATTAAGCAATTCAACGTTAATGGTTATTTGATTTTAAAAAATGGTAAGCATAAATTACAATTTTTTGAAGCTTATAATATAGAGAAGATACAACAATGAATGATTTGGTATTTACTAATGATAAAAAGTGAACTTATGGATTATTTGAGATATAATACAAGTATTGGAGACATTTAGATGCATAAGAAAAATTTGTTTATAAATTCTAATTTATTTGCCACAAGGCTTATTAATTCACTTTTACAGAGTGTTGCAATAATGGAACTAATGGAATGGAGTGTTGATGTGAATAATGGTCTTCTTGATTCGACACTACCTGACGAAATAAAAGAACAGGTACTTTTTGACTATAAAGAAATTGAAAAGCAATTTACCCAAATGACAGGATCGATAAATGGCAACTAAGAATGTAACCCGGCAACCACGAATTAACCCTGAAAAGGATTATATTAGAGTTGGAAATTGTCGCCGCTGCGGACGAAATGAAGTAAGCGTTGTAATTCACCATCCAGAAAATAAAAGACCATATTCAGTATGTAATTATTGTAATCAAGCTATGTGGTTTGCTGTTGGTGAGGCTAACAAGGTGAATTATCTGAAGTATGGTTCACCAACAGTACCAAGAAAGCGTGAGCGTAGGTCACGTGATAGTAGAAGTTAGTACTAGCTTAGGGCAATAATGTGAGTGGACATTTACATGCTTAAGATTATTGGTGATATTCCAAAAACTTGTTGTGTAGCAGTGTCTGGTGGTCTTGATTCAATGGCTGTTCTTGATTTTTTATCAAATTCTAGAGATGTAATCGCGATTCACTACAATCATGGCACTCCATTTGCGGATTTAGCTGAGTCTTTAGTTCGCAAGTATTGCCTTGATAAAGGTATTCCGCTTATTGTAGATAGTCTACAAGAAGAAATGCCAAGAGGTGTTTCAAAAGAAGCGTGGTGGCGAGAAAAGCGATATGCATTTTTTGATAGCGCTAGTAGAAATAAGACGCTTAAGGTTATTATGGCTCATCATTTAGATGACGCTGTAGAAAATTGGATTTTTACGTCGTTAAATGGAAACCCGTTTTTAATTCCACACTCTCGTGAAAATTATATGCGTCCTTTTATTTCTACACGCAAAACTGCTTTAAAGCAATGGTGCGTTCGAAAGGAAGTTCCTTATATTGACGATCCAAGCAATAAAGATTTTCGTTTTAGAAGAAATTACATTAGGCATAAATTAATGCCACTAGCATTAGATATTAACCCTGGATTGCACAAGGTTATTAAGAAAAAATATGAAAACATCAAGCATTAATACATTATTTTTGACCACCATTTTATTTCTTGGAATAATCGATAGTGTACAAGATAATATTGTGACAATAGAATTATCCTCAGCGCACCAAGAAAGTGTTGTAATGGAGGTGGATTCGTTTTTATTTCCATGTGAAGTAACTGAGGGTGATTATTTCCACATAATAGTTTTGGACGGTGTTACTGAAATTAGATGTGGTGAACCAGAGCCAAATTAATAAAGCGAAGGACTAAAAATGTTAAAGAAATTATCTGCTGGAACAAGATATTATAAAGGAAAGATGGGTCATAGAAATTTTAATTACCCTACTACCGATTATGATACCCTTATAGATGATACAGCATGTGAATATATTCATTTTGTTGGTGGGGGTAATAAGAAGGCTGTAACAGTACCAGAGTATGCAATTAAGCACAATGGCGCAAAAAATAAAATGATCGTCATTTGGATCGATCAAGAGGAATTAGTATGAAAATAGTAACAATGTTAATGTTATTGGGTGTAAGCACCGCGTGTGTTGCACATTCACCACACAATCATAGAAATAATAGTCATGTAAGACCACAGGCAAATCAATGGATTTGGGTGGAAGGTCATATGTCTCATGGAAGATGGGTTAAGCCTCATTGGTTGCATCGAACGTATGGTGTTTCATATCAACCTCATACCCATGGCCCGCCTCGAGTTCCAGCTCGGGCACATGCTAATGATATTTGGGTTCCAGGTCATTATGCTGGCCGCGGCCATCGCAGACATTGGGTACCAGGCAGATGGCATAGTTCAAGAACTCGATAAAAGTTTTTCAAAATTGTGAAGCAACCACTTTAATATGATATAATATACGTATTGGTTGGATTGATAGACAAGACAATCAAGCGTAAATAAGCCTGAGTGGCGGAATATTGGTAGACGCACGGGACTTAAAATCCCGAGATCAATGCGATCGTGAGGGTTCGATTCCCTCCTCAGGTACCATTTATATAATTTAAAAATTAATATTAATACAATAGAGGTGTAGAAAATGGGAAATAAGCCACAACGACAAAATCAACATGTACGACGATTGACAATGAAGATCAAGCGCCATAAGGCCAGAGGCTGGGATACTAGCAAGATGGAGAAGGAACTTGGTTAC